AGGCAGAGAGTTATAATCATCTATCCAAGAGGACGTGAAAACGAGATAGAGCAGATATTAAGCAAGGAGTTAAAACATTCATACAGATTGGAGGAATGGCGATGAGGATTATATTTGGAATACCTAGCTACAAGAGACCAGACAAGCAGAAGACGGTAGAATACTTAAGGAGTATGGGGTATGGCAGGGAAGATATAGTAATATCTACTCAGACGAAAGAGGACTTTGAGGCATACAGTCGGAATTGGGGAGAGGATGCAATCATTATATACGAGAAGGGATGCTGTGTAGGTGATAACCGTAATAACTTGCTGGATTGGGGACAAAGGAATAAGATCAAGAGAATGGTGATGTTCGATGATGATGTTACCGCTGTTAATTTACTTAGTGAAGATAGCAGGAGTGATATTCCGTTAAAGACAAGGGAAGCCTTTCAGGATATATTGGAGAGGTGTTTTATAACGGCCATGAATGGAGAATGCTTTCTATGGGGATGTGCGGCTGTGGATAATTACTTCTTCAAGGCACACACGATACACTACAAGGCAATGATTACAGGGTGCATGATGGGCGTATCGTTCTTCGGTTGGCGTTTCGATAAGAGGTATTTGGTAAAAGAGGACTATGAAGCCAGCCTTCGTGTCATGAACAAAGGCTACAATGTCCTGCGGTTTAACATGCTATCTGTTAAGGCAGGGCATAAAACAAAGGGGGGGTGTGAGGAATGGTGGAAGACTGATGCGAATTACAGGTGTGCCACTATGCTTGTGTCGCAATACCCTGGCATGGTAACTACACAGAAGAACAACATGGAAGAAGTGAGATTTATAATAGACAAGAAACCAAGGAAAGTATTATGGAGACCAACTACTACAATTCCCCACGATGGACAGCCGAGATAGCTGATTGCTCAATGCCAATGACGTTCGACACGTATAGCAATTGCGCTTTCGGGTGTATGTATTGCTTTGCTCAATTTCTACGAGGCATAGGAGGGGAGAAAAAGCGTAACGATTATATGAACAAGGAAGTTCGTGCGGTAAATATCGAGAAGGTGAAGAAGATGTTCATTGAACCAGACGAGCATGCAGGCCAATTTGCTCAGTACATCAAGCAACGGAAGGTTATGCAGTGGGGTGGGATGAGCGATGGATTTGATGGCTACGAACGTAAGTACGGTAAGACTCTGGAGTTGTTGAAGTTCTTTAAAGACATTGATTATCCACTATGCTTCTCCACGAAGGGCGCATGGTGGACAAAAGACGAGCGTTATATGGATTTGGTGAGAGGTCAGAAGAACTGGAACTTTAAGTTCTCAATCATTACTATGGAGGAAGAAAAAGCTCGTATAATAGAAAAGGGTGTGGAAAGTCCTCAGGAAAGACTCGAAGCTATTGAACGAATCGCTAACGCAGGAGCAGGAGGTGCAACATTAAGACTGCGCCCATTCATCATCGGAGTGTCAACACCCAGCTATCTTGATCTTATACGCGAGGCAGGCAAAAGGGGTGCAGATGCTATGACTACAGAATTCTTGTGTATCGAGCAAAGGTCTCCTACGCTACGTGCTTTTCTGCCAGAGCTTAACAAGATGGCTGGCTTTGATATTATGAAATTTTACAAGAAGTACAGTGTGAGCTGTGGCTATATGAGATTGAATCGCAACATAAAGCGTCCCTTCGTGGAGAACATGAATGAAGTGTGCAATGAGATAGGCATGCGCTTCTATGTAAGCGATGCGCACTTCAAGGAATATTGTCACAATGGATCGTGTTGCGGTCTCCCTTCTGATTGGAACTATTCCAGAGGCCAATGGTGTGAAGCCTTGCAGATAGCCAAGGGCAAGGGAAAGGTAATGTGGAGCGATATTAGCAAGGATATTATTGAGCTGCATGAGTATGAGTGGGGGAAGGCAAGTGGATTTAATTGTTGTAGTGAAGAGAAGCGTGCGCGATTCCGCGGAATGACCATGGCAGACTATCTCAGATGGGTGTGGAACAATCCGCAAAACGGTCAGAATCCTTATAAGATGTATGAGGGTGTGATGATACCAGACGGAACAGATGAAGAAGGCAATATAATTTACAGGTACAATGGCGAATAAACAGAACTCACACGCTGTATTAGCGAACAGGAAAAGGCTTAAAGAGCTGCGCATGAATATCATAGCTCCGCTGTATAAGCATGGCTATACATGCAGAGAAATCAGGCTTGAGGTAATGAAGGGTCTTGGGTTGGAAACTTATTCTCTATCTACAGTGCAAGCAGACATTAACAGCTTGACAGGGGAGTGGCACGAACAACGACAGAAAGACTTTGATAAGAATATGGCTACAGAGCTGGCACGCATAGACGAACTTATCAAGGAGTGTTGGGAGGCTTGGGAGAAGAGTAAGGAAGACTATGACGCAAGAAGCCAGAAACAGAAGGGTACGCCTAACTCTACGAAGAAGAACGATGTGACGGTTGAGCGAATGGAGTTGATTCTTAAACAGGAGCGGTGCTGTGGCGATGTGCGCTATATTGAGATGATTAACAAGTTGCTCGTAGAACGTAGAAAACTTCTTGGGTTGTATGCAGCGGAAAAGCGTGAGGTGACAGGAACTCTTGACTTTGAACGCGCTCTGTTGGAAACAAGCATAGTGGAGGATGAAGAAGGATGAAGATAATAAGATACGAAGGAAAGCGTCAGCATTATTTAGTCTCTGGAGAAAGGATTGGAACGCCTTTATCAGAGACGTATTAGGAGTGACGCTTGACGATGATCAGAAGGCTATAGTAACAGCTGTGCAGAAGCATAAGATGGTCAGCGTGCGAAGTGGCACTGCAAGAGGAAAAGATTACGTGGCAGCGTGTATAGCTATGTGCTTCCTGTATCTCACGCCGCGCTGGAATAAAAAAGGCGAAATGATGGCTAACACCAAGGTGGCATTAACTGCTCCTACGGGAAGGCAAGTTGAGAACATCATGATGGCAGAGATAAGCCGATTGTACACAAAGGCTAAATCAAGAGGCTTTACCTTGCCAGGCCGACTCAATAGCGACAGTATAAGAATGCCAAAAAACAAAGAGTGGTTCTTGGTAGGCTTCAAAGCTGACGAGAATAATCATGAAGCGTGGTCTGGATTTCATGCGGCCAACACGATGTTCGTGATTACGGAAGCAACAGGCATCAAGGATGATACATATGAGGCGATAGAGGGTAATTTGCAAGGTAATAGCCGTATTCTTCTTGTGTTTAACCCTAACACAACTAAGGGATATGCAGCACGCAGCCAGAAACAAGCTCGCTGGGAGAAGTTTTGTCTAAACAGTCTTACAGCTCCTAATGTCGTAAACAAGAAGATCACTTATGTTGGACAGGTTGACTATGACTGGGTGGAGGAACGTGTAAACTCTTGGTGTGAACAGATAACAGAGGAAGAGGCTAAGGAGAGTGAGAATGACTTCGAATGGGAAGGCAAATGGTATAGGCCATCAGATTTGTTCAGAAAAAAAGTGCTTGGCGAGTTTCCGAAGGCTGATGACAGCTCGCTGATTCCGCAGCGATGGGTGGAGCTGGCACAGGAGCGATGGAAGCTCACGCATGCGCCAGCGCAGCATGATGGAGTTATGGGCGTGGACGTTGCAGGCATGGGACGAGACAGCACGGTCATGTGCTTTAGAATCGGCAGCTATGTCTTCGACTTGGAGAAGCATGACAGCGGAGGCAAGGCAGATCACATGCGGACGGTTGGAGTTATAATAGACCACATGCGGAAGCGTTCGGGATGCACTTACTCAATAGATACAATCGGAGAGGGCGCAGGAGTTTATTCACGAGCGGTGGAGGTGTGCGAGACAGACACAGGGAATGTCCTGTCTGAGGATGCAATCATAAGCTGCAAGTACAGCGAGAGTGCGAAAGGCTTGAAGGATATCACGCAGCAGTTTGAGTTTGCTAACATGAGGGCATACCTCTTCTGGGCTGTGCGTGATTGGCTGAATCCCGACAACAAGACTGGGGCGTGTCTTCCACCTGATGATGAGCTGTTGGAAGAGGCTACAGAGATACGTTGGAGCTTTCTGAGCAATGGCAAGGTTATCATCGAGCCGAAAGAGGATATCAAGGAGCGCATAGGCCGTTCAACGGACAAATTCGATGCGCTTGCAAATACTTTTCATCCAGCTGCAGTGGCTAATGTCGGATGGGATGAGCGCGGAAACGCACAGATGAGTGATGAGGATATGGCCGAGGTGCTGTGGTAGGCTTGATTTGCCGCCAAACAAGCGCACAGAGGCATGAAGTGTAATCAGACGAACATTTGACGGATGGTTGATGTTCGCAGAATAAAAAAATGAAGGAATGGATATAAAGGAGATAATGAAGAGAGACAGAGCTGCGGCAGACACTATCGCAGACCTGATGAAGAAGCAATTTAAGCTGCGCCCATGGACGCAGCTTGAGAGAGAGTACAATCAGAAGAAGCATCCAGTCATGGATAAGGCACTTTATCCAGATAAGAAGAAGGAGAAGGTCACGCGCATCACAAGAGGATGGCAGAAATTGGCCGTAAAACGAATGTCAGGCCTATTGTTCGGCACGCCTGTGCAGCGTATCTATGATGCACATGACGATGAGAATCAACAGAAGGCTGCATCCATAATGGAAGCCATATTCAAGGCCAACAGGATTGATTCTGTGAACAGGGACAGATGCAAGCAGCTGTACGCCTCGTGCGAGATCCTTACGATATGGTATGCTCAGGAGGCTGATGTCACGTATGCAGAAGAACCGAGCAAACTGAAACTGCGCTGCGTGTCGTACAGTCCGATGGGCGGCTCTGAGCTTTATCCGCTCTTTGACGAGTATAATGATCTGATTGCGCTTTCGGTGAAATACTCTCGCACAGAAGGCAACGACACAATCAACTACTTTGAGACCTATGCGGCCGAAGAACATGTCAGATGGGTGCAGATTGGAGGATGGCAAGAGGAACTGAGGGAGTCAATCAGCATCGGCAAAATAAGTGGCGTGTATGCCATGAGACCAGAACCAGTGTGGGAGGATGAGAGTGACAATGTGTATGAAGCAGAATGGGCACTCTCGCGCAATGGAAATTATCTCAGGAAGAACGCTCGCCCTAATTGGGTGGTGTGTTCGGACGAGAAGAACGTTACCCAAGGGAGCACTGTCAACAAGGATAATGATGGCGTGGCCTTTCTGCATTACCCGAAGGACGCAAAGGTTGGATATGAGACATGGGCGCAGGCAATCGACAGCTTGAAGTTCCATGTAGACACAATCAAGCAGAATTTCTTCATGCAGCTCCAGCTGCCAGATATCAGCTACGAGAACATGAAGAGTGCTCCGATGTCAGGCGAGAGCCGCAAGATGATGTTCCTTGACGCACAGCAGAAGGCTACAGATGAAAGCGGCATCTGGGAAGAATTCTTCAGTCGTGAGGTCAACGTGGTAAAGGCGCACATGAAGAACATGTACCCTTCTCTTTCAGCAGCCATAGATGCGTTGCAAGTAAACGTGCAGATTACACCGTTCCAAATCAATGACACTTCTGAAAGGGTGCAGATGCTTTCTAATGCAACAGGGGGCATGCAAATAATGTCACAGAGGACAGCTGTCAAACGCCTTGGCATGGTTGATGATGTGGAGGCAGAGCTGGAGCAGATAGCAAACGAGCAGGAGGCATCAACAAGCAGCCTGTTTAACGAGCCTACAGAATAATGGCTAAGAAGGGGAAGGTAACTACAGAAGAGGTCGTGCGCAAGATAGCGAGCGCATACGACAAGCGGCATCTTAAGAACCTCAATGCGATAAAGAAGGCGATAGATGCTGTGTATGACGAGCTTGCGAAGGAAGCAGCGCGCATAGGTGAGGCTACAGGGTTCAACGACCCTGCCTCGCCTTTTGTGCTTTCAGAGCATCCGCAAGCGGAAAAGAGGATAGACGAACTGCTGTCACAGATGGGACAGAAGATGCAGATCGTTGTGGAGCGAGGTGACAAGAGTGAGTGGCTGCTGGCTGCGGAGAAGAACGCAAAGCTTATTGATGGGCTCACGAAGAGCACAGGCATAAGCAAGAGCATCATCGAGAAATGGAAAGAGCCTAATCTGTCCGCATTGAAGGCGTTCCAGAAGCGCAAGACGGACGGAATGAATCTCTCGCAGCGAGTGTGGCGAATCAAGGATCAGGCGAAGCAGGAGCTGGAGCTTGCGCTTGATTTAGGACTTGGAGAAGGCAAGAGTGCGGCAGAGCTGTCAAGAGACGTGAGGAAGTATCTTAACGAGCCTAAAAAGCTGTTCCGCAGGGTTAGGGACAAGCATGGGATGCTGCACTTGTCTAAGAGGGCAGCGGCATACCATCCAGGGCAGGGCGTGTATCGAAGTTCATACAGGAACGCCATCCGCATGACGGCCACAGAGACGAATATAGCCTATCACACATCCGATTACCACCAATGGCAGGGCATACCGCTGGTTAAGGGCATACGCATAGAGCTGAGCAACAATCACACTATCGTGAACAACAAAGGGCAGAGAGTGCCGTTTTGGGACATCTGCGATGAGCTGCAGGGTGACTACCCGAAGCCTTTCAAATTCGATGGGTGGCATCCGTTTTGCAGATGCATCGCTGTGCCTATCGTTGCGACATGGGACGAGATAGATGAAATGTGGCAAGCGGAAGACAGAGGTGAAGATATTAGTGACTACCACTTCAAAGACGAAGTAAAGGACATGCCAGATGCTTTTACAGGCTGGATGAAGAAGAATGAGGACAGGATCGAGAAAGCAAAGAGCATGCCTTATTTCATCAAGGACAACTACAAGGACGGAGATGTAAAGAAAGGACTGCGATGGACAGGCGAGCAGAAGAAGACAGGAAAATCGGATGATGAACTGTCTAAGCTTGCAAAAGCTGTTGGTGTGGAGATAGGCGAGCCGATGGCACACGAACAGGCCGACATGAAGCATCCAAACCCATGTTATGGCGAGGATGAGCAGTACAGAATCAACTGTCAGAGCTGCGTGGTGACATACGAGCTGAGAAGGCGAGGACTTCCAGTAGAAGCGTTCGGCAATGTGGATGGAAGCATGGGAGGTCAGCTCGCATACAACACACGTGCGGCATGGCTCGATGTTGATGGGAATATGCCAAAGCCGATACGCTGCTTTCAGCTGCCGATAGACTGGCGGTCGGGGCGATGGATTCTCACAACAGAGAAGGAAGTCTTGACTGAATTCGAGAAGAAGACAGCTGAGCCAGGTAGATACCATATAAGCTGGACGTGGAAAAAGCATAGAGGCCAGAAGTATTCAGGGCATATCATCACCATGGAGGTGTTTGCGGACGGAACAAGGCGTTATTACGATCCTCAAACAGGAATAGAGTCGGCCTCTATAAACAAGTGGATGATGGATGGACGGAGAGTGCGTTTTGATTTGAAGAAAGCTTCGCTGCGTGCTTATCGTGTTGACAACTTACGGCCTAATCCCCTTATTGTGAAGGGTGTGGTAAAGAAGGCTGGAAGCGGACTTGCAACACCAATGATGACTGCAGAGCAGAAGGAATGGTGGAAGAAGAAAATAGAGAAGAAAACGTCAGGCGGCGTGAACGGTACGCCACTCTCATTACATGAATGGAAAGAGAAATATAAAGATTGTCATGTTACACCTGAGACTGACAAGAGTTTATTCCGTAAGATGGGCAAAGAATTGACAAAATCATCATTGAGAGACAAATGGAGCGAGAATGTAATAACGCTTAATAATGCTTATACGAAATCGTTAACACTTACCAAAGATGCTTTAGACTGCCTAATATTCCATGCTTATACAAAAGACGAATTACTTGCCATTGCACATTTGAGAGACAATTTGCACGACCTGAAAGACGCAAAATATAGTTATATCAATATGCAGCGAAAAAACTACAAGAAAAAGATTGCAGATGGAGTAAAACACATGGTGTCTTACAATTTTGAGTATAATGGTAAGGTGTATGAATTAAAAACTGAGGTGCTTAGAAAAAAATCAAATAAGCACAGAACGCTACAGGAAATACCATATTCGTTAAAAGAAAAGTGACCTATGCTGCCCTTACATGGAAAAAGCCCTCCAAACGACAGACCATAAGTCACCTAACTTTCTTACACCACAAAATTACAAACTATTTCTAAAACAACAAACAGAATGAAGAAAAAAATTAAGGAATTAGCACGAAAAAGTGGTTTTCACAGCGTGCGCTATGCAGGAAAGTGGCATGATTGCAAAGTCTATGAGCCAATCTTTACCGATGGCCAAGAACATTGCATAGGTTATCCTCAGTATATCATCGAAGAGAACGGCAAGCTCCGATGGACAAAGGACTGGAAAGAAAGTCTGGCTGTGATGGATGCGCTCGGCAGTGACGAAGAAGATGATGAAGATGGATGAAAGAAGTGGTTAGATATATTTTTACAGTCCTGTTTGTATTCTGTTTGCATTTCATAAGAAACAGAAAGACCATATCAGACAATATAAGAAAAGGTTAAATAATATAAAATATAAGGAGAAAACAGCAAAAGTGATTATATTTGTATGTAATTAGCTAATTATAATTTAATCTGCATGAAGACAAAAATCAAAGAAGCTCTCAAAACCAAGTTTGAAGGGGTTGAGGATGGCATCCTGGATAGGATAGCAGAGAAGGCTGCGAAGACTATTACAAGCGAGGAAGAAGTGGAAACCTACATTAAAGGGGTCACGTTCCAGACGGTACTGGGTGCGTATGGGGACAGCAGGGCAACAGAAGCCGCAAAGAACGCTGTAACCAATTATGAGAAGAAGTATAAAGTCAAGAACGGCAAGCCAGTGGAGGGCGTGGAAAAGCCACCTGTGACTGTAGAGCCAAACCCTGACGATGTGCCAGCTTGGGCCAAGGCGTTAATCGACAGCAACAAGGCTCTTCAGGAGCGTATGGCTAAGATGGACGAAGACAAGACATCAAGCGCACGCAAGGCACAGCTTGAAACCGTTATTGCAGGTTTGCCAGAGCCTATCAAGGCTCTGTATGTAGACAGCTTTGGCCGCATGTCATTCAAGGATGATGATGATTTCGCAACCTGGATGAAGGCGAAAAAGGACGAAGTTGAAAATGTGAACAAAACCGTATTGGCGAAAACAGGAATTGTCACGCCACCTAAAGCTGGTGGAAGCGGCACAGGTGAAGTGAATGCAGCCCTTAAAGCACAAGTGGAGGCGCAGAAGACAGCTCCAGCGAAGACAGGAGCGGCAATAATCTTGGGCATGCCGTCAGACGGTAATTAAATGAACAAAAACGAAAAGAAAATGAAGGTGAACACAAAGTATGAGGCAGCACCATCGGCTGCGCCTGTTGTCATTGAACAGGTGTGGGCAGAGAAGCCTGGAGGTGGAATCATTTCCAATCCTGCCAATGTCGTGAAGCAGGGTTCGGCCGTAGCTGCAGATGGCAACAGGTTCAAGGCGATTAAGGCGTATGTCCTAGTGAAGGCTGTACAGGCATCAGACGAGACGATCCAGATTGCAAAAGGGTCGGGCGTGGCTAACGGTGACGTTATCGGTCATGGCAAGAAGGCTGTGGCATGCACTGCGGTAGACACAAGCAACGAAGCGTATGACTCAGTAACCGTCACCCTTGGCGTGGACATCGCCAAAGGAGTCGCTCTCTACGAAGCGAAGGCGGCATCAGCAAATGCGGCAGCACCAAAGGATGTGCCAGTCTACATTGCAGGCAATGATGTGCCAGCAGGAGAGGGAGACTATGCAGTGAGACTTATTAACGGTTGCAATCTCCGCAAGGAGACAGCACCAGTGGCAGAAGAGGTTGTGGCTCTCATGAAGGGCGTGAATCTCGTGTAATCTAAGCGAAGCAAGACATGGGACAAGCATGCAAACCACTGACTGAGGTGGACAACGCCTCATTAACGTTCGAGCTGAATAACAGTACGCTCGGCTCTCAACATTACTGGCGCACACTTTTCCCCCTGAAGGAGGTGGTGCGTTTTACAGTTAAGACTATCGAAGGTGATGAGGGACTGCCAATCGCAGCAAGACGAGTTGCCTTTAATTCTAAGAATCCGCTCTTCACGCGCAAGGAACTTGGCAAGAATGAGCTGAAGCTTGGTAAATACGCAGCGTCACGCAGCATGGACGAGATCGAGATACAGGATTTCCGCGATCTGCAGTCAATCGCTGCCAACAGTTCAGATCCAGCTATAGCAAACGAGCTGGTGAACATGGCGTACAATGATGTGCGTTTCTGCGAGAAGGCCATGCCAGCCAAGATTGAGATTGACGCGCTCGGCATTGCATCGCTCGGCAAGCAAACCTTCCCTGTGGACAGAGAGGGGGATATGGCTACAGAGGATGAGATTGACTTCAATGTGCCAGCTGAGAATTTCATCGGTGCGGCCACAGCTTGGACTGACCAGAAGAATGCGGATGGCTTGAAGGACATCATCGACCTTCAGGAGACTATCTCTTCAAAGGGATTCGGCAAGCCTATGTTTGCGTACATGGAAAAGAAGGCCTTCAATCAGCTCATAGCGCAAGAGAAGACCTGTAAACGACTTTTCCCTCTTCTGAAGAACCTTGACCTGTACAGCAGCGGAATGGTCAATCTTTCGACCATAAACAACTACATGGACGGCATGGGATATCCGCACATTCTCGTCATAGATTCGTGGGTTGGCTACGAGAATCTTGACGGCTCGCAGGAGAACATCAAGCCTTGGAACGAGAACGTGGTGACACTTTCGACCACTCCGCAGCTTGGCTGGACGTATTGGAAGCGTAAGCATATCGAAGATGCGGAGGACAAGGTATCAATCGAGTCACAGGGAGAGTTCTACAGCGTGAGCATCATCGGTGAGCGCAATCCTGACAATGTTATCACATCGGCAGAGGGTTATGCTCAAGTTGGTCTAACTAACAGACGCACTAAAGGCTTCCTCAATGTCACACAGACATCATGGAATGGAGGCCAGAAGTGAGTGAGAGTTAACAAGGAATAGGATGAAGGTAATACAATCGCTACGAGCTGTCACGTCATATCCTGTGCCTGTTGCAGTTGTGGAGAATATCTGCGAAGCGGCAGGGTTGAAAACGGAAGCGGAAGCTGCACAAGAACTGCGAAGGAGCAAGCAGTACAAGGCGGCTCTTGCAAGCGTTTACAGGTTTTTGGCAACTGCTCCAAACGTCACTCAGGCAGGCATCAGCTACACGTTGGGCGAATCTGACAAAGAGCGTTATCGCAAGATGGCAGAGTCATTGTCTGATGAGACTGGGGATGAAACAGGAGCGAGCATGGCGTATGGCTATGTTGGCGATAATTATTAACAAGCATGATTATAGCTAACGGCACAATGCAGGAGGTGCTTATCCATAGCGGAGGATTCGATAAATACGGAGCACCTGTCACAGAGGGGGGCGAGACAGTAGGAGAGGCCGTCCCTGTTAATATAAGCGGAAGCAGGAGAAAGGACAATCAGACAGAAGGCGGAGGGGTAGCGTTTACTTCTGCAACTTGCGATGTCCTGTGCGAACAAACCGCTATTGAGGTCTCAGAAGTCATTTTGCGTGACAGCAGGGGCGGCAGGATGGGGCGATTCCGCATTCAAGATGTGCAGTACCTCGACTGCGTTGATGCCGTTAAGCTATCTGTTGAGAGATATGCCGATTAAGAGTATAGGAGACCCGAACGCTATCATCAAGGATATTCGGGCGAAAGCGGACAAGCTTCATCAACGCCTTGTTTCGGCTCTGCATAAAGCAGGACTGGAAGCGGTAACGGAAGCGAGAGAGCATCATCGCTATCTTGCGCAGACAGGCAATCTACAAAGTTCGGTCGGCTATTGCATAGTCGATGGCGGCAGGATTGTAGATGAGGGTGGATTTAAGCCAAAATCAGGCAACCTCGGTGATGGAGCAGAAGGATCTTTGAAGGGCAAAGATTTTGTGGAGCAGCTGGCAGCTCAGTACAGCAAAGGACTTGTGCTCATCATCGTAGCTGGAATGTCATACGCAACGTATGTGGAAGCGATGGGTCTGAATGTGCTCGACTCGGCTAAAATCAAGGCGGAAGAAGAAGTGCGAGAAGGTGTTAAAAGAGCATTGAAATCAGTATGGCGATAATAGGAAGAGAGCGTATAGAGAAATGGGTTTACACGATTCTGAGACCATATCTCAGCAACATTGTCAAAGGTGGTGTCTACAGGTCTGAGTGCAGACCGCAGGACAGCGGACAGGAAGATGCTGAGATTGTGGTCAGCACAGTGTCAAGCGGACAGGTGCAGCGTGGGGTTGTGAAAGTCAATATCTACGTTCAGGACATCAAGACAGAAAGCCGATTCTTTCCTAACAAGGCAAGGATGACAGAGCTTGAAGAAGTGGGGGATGAGATGCTTGCGCTACTTAAGCTCAACAGCAGCAGTTCTTGGTCGTTTTCCCAAGCACCAGACAATTTTATACTGAGAGACACAAGAGAGCACCTTCTTAACTTTTCGTTCGATTTCAAACGTCCAAATATCAAGTAAAAAAAATCAAGAGTATGGAAAATCAAGAGCTCGACTGGGGTAAATGCAAAGTTGTCGTAGATAAGAATGGACAGCGCGGACAGGCAATAACCATAGAGGACATTGTCGAAGGGTCTACGCAGCTGAACACAGAGCAAGGACAGAAGACCGAAGCCGTCATTGAAGGCGGTGAAGTCATTGCGACACGCTATCAGCGCAACAAGTACAGCCTTACATTTCAAGAGTTTGGCCAGCCGTCAATCGAAAACATTGACGGTATCGTTGCTGGTTATCATGACGTGACGCTCGTCAACTGTGATTCAGGCGTGGACAAAGAGGTATTCACAATCACAGCAGTTATCAACGTGCAGCCTGGCTTTTCAAGCGAGTACGGCACAGTTACCAATTACACCTGTGATGCAGTGCGGCAGGAGGATGGCTCTATAAAATGGGCTGTCGCTACTGAGGAAACAAAAGAATAGCAAGGAGGTGAGTTATGGGAGTACAGCAGGGAGCAGAGGCAACAGAAATTGTTATTGCTAAAGACTTGGTGATTCAGGGAGAAAAGGTCGTGGAAGGCTCGGTAAGCCTTTCCTCGGACGATTCTGAGATTATCAAGGCAAAGTATGAAGGTGGCGAGGTGGCAGCCATAGGAGGAAGAGTCAAATACACCCTCAAGTATCAGACGTATGGGGTGGCTGAAGATGCTGTGGGATTCAAGAAGGTTGACTCTTGCATGCTGACCACATCGGGCAGTTCTCTTGTAATTTACGACTGCACACAGATTATTACGGTCGGTTGGAACAGCAGTGTCGGATTCGTGACAGACATCACCGTGGAAGGCTATGCTACAGAATCATGAATAAAGATGGCGGTAGGGATGAGCAAAAAGCCTTGCCGCCATTTTTTTTATAAAATCATACAAGTATGGAAACAACAGACATCACGCCTGTATTGCTTGATTGCAGAAGACGTTTTATTATATTAGACAAGGACGGAAGAAAAAGGGGGGCGTACATGCTCTACCAGCCTACGCTCGGAGTGATGCAAGCAGCAGCAGTTCTATTGCCACAATTAGGCATAGATGCGCGCTTGATGGGCAAGAATCCTGTGCTGGAGTGCTTGCGCCTTGCTTACACTTGCAAGCATGAATGCTGCATGCTATTACAGGCTTACATGATAGATCCTCGTGATTGGGTGTCACAATGGGGAGACAGCATGATTCATGACTTTCTCAAACGTCAGGCGAGCGAACAGGATATAGCAGTTCTTCTGCTTATCGTGTTGCAAGACAGCAAGCTTATGCAGTATATGAAGATTCTCGGCATCATCAAGGAGCGAGAACGCATGGAAAGGGTTCAGAAAGCGAAAGACAATGCTAACACCTATATTTTTGGCGGTAAAAGCATTTACGGTTCACTCTTGGCTACAGCGTGCGAAAAATTCGGCTGGACGTACGATTACGTGATGTGGGGAATATCTTACAATAATCTGCAGCTCATGTTAGCAGACAGCGTGCAGAGCATCTACCTGACGGACGAAGAAAGGAAGAATGCGCACTTGCCAGCAGCCAACGCCAAGCAGATAAAGGTGACAGCTGACAACATTGAACAAATCAAAGCCATGTTTAAATGATATGTTGAAATTCATCAAGAACACAATAGACAAGGCATTCCACACGCAGTCAGAAGCCTTGCAGGATGCTGTCTGCGAAACGATGAAGAATGTGGAAAGTGACAGGATGAAAGCGAGGGAGTTTTTCTCTCTGCTGACAGAAAGTTTAAAGGAAGTCAAGACAACTGAAGAAAAGAAACAATAACGCATAATGGCAGAATCCAAATATGAGATAACGCTCTCGGACGAGCAGTTCTTGAGGGCAATAGATAATGTCGTGAGCCGCATGAGAGAGGTCGGCAGCACGGCACAGGCAGAAGGCTCAAAGATGGACGCATCCTTCCAGAAGGTGGGTTCGGCCATTGGTGCTTACTTCGCTGTAGACAAACTGAGAGAGTTTGCGAATGAGATAGTTAATGTTCGCAAGGAAATGCAAGGCTACCAAATTAGCCTTTCAACCCTGCTCGGCAGCGATACGGCAGGAACGGCCATGTTTAACGAGCTGAAAGATTTCGCTGTCAAGACTCCGCTCATGCTGAACAGCCTGGCAGGAGGTGCGCAGACGATGCTCGGTTTTAACATAGAGGCGCAGAAGGTCGTGCCGCTGCTTAAATCCATCGGAGATATAAGCATGGGTGATGCACAGCGTTTTCAGTCTCTGACGCTTGCATTCTCCCAGATGAGCGCAACAGGCAAGCTCATGGGTCAAGATTTGCTGCAGATGATAAATGCAGGCTTCAATCCGCTTATGGAAATAAGCAAGAAGACAGGCAAATCCATCAGCGACCTGAAGGACGAGATGAGCGCAGGAGCTATCAGCGCAGAAATGGTGACAGAAGCCTTTCAGAGCGCAACAAGCGAGGGTGGACAATTCTACGGCATGCTGGAGAAGCAGGGCAAAGGTTTGGCAGGGCAGCTGAACACTCTGAAAGGTGCTATTGATGATGCGTACAATAGTCTCGGAGAGGCAACAGAGGGCATCATCGCATCATCTGTAGGTGTCGCAACAGAACTTGTCAAGAACTACGAGCAAGTCGGCCGCATTCTGGCAGGACTTGTAACCACTTATGGAGCGTATAGGACTGCTGTAATGCTGGCAACAGCAGCAGAGCAAGGACACAGCATCGCAACACTCACAGCACGCACTGCCATAAACGCCATGAACGCTGCGCAGAAGCTTCTCAACGCAACGATGTTGGCTAATCCTTACGTGGCAGCGGCAGCAGCTGTAGGATTGCTTGTGACAGCCTTGCTGAGTCAAAAAACGATGACAGAGCAAGTTGCTGCAGCAGAAGACGAATACAACAGGAGGAAGGAGGAAGCTATAAGGCTTGAAGAAGAACACAAGGCCAAGATAGAGCAGCTTTTGTCTGTAGCAGGAGATGAGAGTCTTGCTACAGAGACAAGGCGGCTTGCGCTTGTGAAGCTTGAACAGCAGTATCCTTCTATATTTGCGGCCTACGATACGGAAGCTGAGAAGCTGGAGCATATTCTGGATATTAAGAATGCCATCAACGTAGCGGACGGAAAAGCATCTGTGCAGAACAAGGCTAACGAGAAGAAGGATGTGGACAAGCGAATCAAGGAACTCGAACAGAGAGGGTCGGCTCGATACGTCCAAGGCACTCAGGTTGGAGGACGAACGGAAAAGCAGGAGGCTGAATTGAGGATGCTGAAAAAGAAGAGCCTGTCGCTCGGCTCGGAGATTTCCAAAGACAATGCTAATGCTTATATGGCCGACCTTACAGGCGTCTCTAACGAACGGCTGCGGCAAGAGATAAAGGCACGCAAGGACTTGCTGGCCAAGATGAAGGTCAGTGGCAAGTCGAGGGGATTTGTTTCGGGAGGCGGAGCATCAGGAGAATACTCCAAAAAGGAGCTTGAAGGCCAGGTGGGCATTTTTGAGGGCGTGTTGGCTGAACGCAACAAGAAAGAGCAGACGGATGGGAGCAAGCAATGGTGGGAGAAGAAGAAGGATGCAGAAGACAGACTGAGCAAGCTTACAAGCATCGAGGCGGCAGGAAAGAAAGGCGCAGCAATCAAGAAGGAGATAGAGCGGTATGACGAGAAGCTTGCGTCTTACAAGACAGAGAAGAAGGGTGGCAGCAAGAATTCTGCAGATGCAGCAGAGAAAGCAGGAAAGGAGCTTGCACGACAAGAGCGAGATATGGAGCTGGAGCGGCAGCAAGCGCGCATAAGCATCATGCAGGACGGTCAAGAGAAGACGGTCAGGCAGATTGAGCTGAATTACGCAAAAGAGAGGGAAGCTATAAAGCGTGAACAGGAAGATCTGCAGGAGAAGAGGGGCAAGGCTGGCGGTTCGGGTGCGCTTACGGATAATGACAGGGCGTATTTTGAAGCCAAAGAGGAAGCAGCAAAGGCGAGCTACGAGAAGCAGCTTGCGGAGCAGGGAGTTTTGGAAGCTCAGACTCTGAGAGACTATCTCAGTCAGTACGGAACGTTCCAGCAGCAGAAGCTCGCTATTGCAGAAGAGTATGCTGACAAGATTGCTAAGGCACAGACGGAAGGCGAGCGGCTGTCCCTTGAGAAAGAACGAGACGGAAGGATAGCAGGGGTTAATGCCACAGCAGCAAGAGCCAATGTTGACTGGGGTGCTATTTTCGGAGGATTCGATGGGATGATCAAAGAGCAGCTCAAGAGGTCGCTCGATGAGCTGAATGCCTATATAGGTTCAGAAGAATTCAAGAAGCTTGACGCAACAGACCAACAGACCATCCTCAGTGCTCGTTCAGAGCTGCAAGACAAAGTAGGCGCAAACCTGCAAGAGGTAGACTTGAAGAAGATAGGAAAGCTCACACAGGCTTATCAGTTGTCTGTGCAAGAACTTATAAACGCACAGGAAGATGAGAAAGAAGCATACGCCAACCTCGCAAAGGCGCAGAAGGCGTATGACAGCGAGACTGACGATGCGAAGAAGGAACAAAAGAAGCTGAGCCTGGATGCAGCACAAGAGTCGGCAACTCAAAGCAGTCAGAGGGTGCAGGACGCGCAGAAGACGCTCACGCAGACACAGACAGAGCTGAATGACGAGACGAACAAGGCTGTAAAGGCCATGAACGGATTGTCGAACGGTCTCGGCCAGATGGGAACAAGCCTGTCGGGTACGCTGGAGGGTTTGAAGAAGTTGGCGGCAACTCTTGGCGGCAAGATTGCGAAGACGGTTGAATCAATCTTTGGAGGTGCAACAGGTTCAATCGTGACAGCTGCGCTTGAGATCCTTGACATACTTAAGGGCGGCATAGGCAATTTCGTGTCGGAGCTTATAGACATGGTATTTGATGCTGTTAATGGCGTGCTCAAAGATGCGCTATCGGGAGACATTGTCACTAAGCCGCTGCTGAGCATCAAAGAAGGACTGCAGGGCGCAATCGACAATATTACGTTTGGAGGTCTCAGTTCTTGGACAAGCGGCAACGCAAGCGAGGTGGCGAAGACGGTGTCAAGGTTGGAAGAGAGCAATAAGTATCTGCGTACAAGCATAGAGGAATTGACAGACCAGATGGGCAGCACTAAGGGAGCTAAAATGTCTATAGACACATACAAGCAGCTTATCTCAAGTCAGAAGGAATTCAACAAGAACCTTCTCGAACAAGCCAGAGCAGAGAGCCAGTACCATAACGCTCATCACTCGTGGGCGAAGGACGTGAAGCTCACAGAACAGCAGATAAAAGAGGTCAACAAGGCTATAGCGGACACAGGCGAGAGCATAGGCAGCACAGGTGGACTCTTCGAGATAAGCCCTGAAGCATGGAAAAAGATACGGAGTCTGCCAGACATTATGAGGACGCTGAACAGCGATGAATACTCGTGGAGGGTTATGCAGTATGTTGATCAATACATCGAGCAAGCAGGGAAGCTGGAGGATTATCAGAAGCAGCTGCAACAGTCTCTGATGGGCATCACATTTGATAGCGTGTACGATGAATTCGTGAGCCTTGTTAGCAGCATGGACAACACATCAAAGGATTTTGCGGACAATTTCTCGCAGATGATGTACAAGGCGATGCTGAATAACAAGATGGGTGATGCATATCGCAAGGAAGTGGAAGCGTGGTATGACGATGTCTTCAAGGCGATGCAGGCACAGGACGGACAGCTTACGGACGCACAGATAAAGAATGCGCAAGCAAAGTACCAGCAGATAGCGCAGGAGGCGCAGAAGGATGCTGAGACGCTGCAGAAGCTCACAGGCGTAAACAGGCAGGAATTGACGGCATCAACAAAGAGCGTGGCAAGCATGAGCGAAGAGACTGGCAGCTACATAGCAGGGCGTTTGGCCGCTATACAGATGAGCAACGCAGAGATTGCAGCCAACATGATGCAAGGCATCAACGCCATAACTGCGGTGGGTTCAGCAGTCAACGCTTCCAACGGCTTGCTTGCGGACATCAATATCAGCATCATGGCAAGCAACAGCTATTTGGCTAACATATACAATGAGACATATAGGGGTTTCAACAATGTGTATGGGCGAATCGGAGAACTTATATCAACCATTAACGCAAAATTATAGATATGCAGACAATAACTATATGTGACGTGAATATCAACGGAGCGAAGATAGAAGGATTGTTCGTCACGCCAGCTGGCGCAATGGCTATTGCGCAGCCGCTCTCAATGAAGGAGTATGTGTACAACGAGAGCAGAGGCGAGGATGGCAAAGACTATCTGCTGGACGCTATTCATACGGACGATACGGCCGTAGCTGTGCAATTCGCAGTCTTGGCCGCAAATTCGATAGCCGCAATGGAAGGTCTGGTCAGCATATTCCATGAAGGCAAACCTGTGGAAATTGCAATCAACACAGGCGGTAGTAATGCCACAAGTGCGTCTTTTCTATACCGCAGCATTAGCGGCACGACATCATACGGACAAGGTTTTTTGCTGTTTACAGCCAATCTCATTAAATTAGCGAAATAATGGAAGCAATCATCGGAGGGAATAAAATAACTATCAGCAAGGGCAGCTATTATCAGGCGGAGCTGATGAAAGAGGATGCGCTTCACCTTCAATTCAGCCACAGCGAGCTGATGGCTCTTCCTGCAGGAACGGAAGCGTCAGCAGAAGGGTATTCGGGCGTCCTCCTGCAAGATTACGTACCGTCATACAATGCCAATACAGGTGCATATGATTACGACTGCGTTTTCAATGCATCATACATGCAAGGGAAGAACAAACTTGTAAAGTTTAAAGACTATGGCGTTATTTTTGACATCACAGACAGTCCTGCAAGTGTGCTCGGACTGATAGCCAGTAGCGCAGGATGGACAACAGGGGCGTGTCCGAGCGGCCTGCCTATGGTGAACATTCATTTTGAAGGCGTGAATTGCATTGACGCTCTCAATCAGCTGTGCAATGCCATGGACAAAAATGGCTATTACGAATGGTGGTTTGATGGCAGCACTGTCAATGTCGGCAAGTTAGGAGAAGGGGGTGACAGAGACGGAGGAATTACCCTTGATGAATCAAACATACTGAGCATCACCAGCAGCGGAGGCTCACAACGCAAGACTACAAGACTGTACGCCTATGGAGGCACGAAGAACATCAGTGCACGAAGTGGTGCAAATTTGGATGTCAACGCCTCTGAGAGCAAAACCATAAATATCGATGGCAATGAAACTAATGGATATTATGATCCGCTGCGAGTCGTGTGCGGTTCAATGTTCAAGGAGAGCGTTAAATCGTATCTTGTATTGTCTGAACCAGCAAGGATGGATGAATTGTTGAAAAATCACAAGGTGACAGGTTCAAACGATGCGTTTTTCTCTTTGGAGCTCATATTGAGAAGCGTGATAGTAAATGACAAGAGCACCTCAGCAAAGATCACGTTTTCTAACAAATCGGCAAGAGCGGATATATCTGACTATATGGATAGTAACGGAGATGCTGCGAAAGACTACAAAACTGTTACCGTGTCACTCGTTGTGGTTGAAGACTCAAATCGACTAAATGCAAAAGTCTTGTGTGAGGTGGATTCTGCAACCTACGAAGGGGTAGATGTAGGACATACAGGCAGCGGAAAGTGCAGCATAGATTTCAATCTTCCTGAAGCTTTGCATTTTGACCACAAGCCTGGGGCGCGCATGAGGCTCGCTCTGCGTGTGACTGTTAAGAGAGAGCTGGACAGTGCTGAGATGAATGTTGCCTTTAAACAAAGCGACTTCCGATATGAGATTATAAGCACATGTTACAATGTTTATTGTGGCAATGCGTTTGGTTGGTGGAATCCCGGCCTTTACCCAGACACAGACGAGAGAGCTAATGTCTTCGGGTCTAAAGGCACAGGACGGCCAGAAGGTTTGCTGTATTCAAGAGTGCCGATTTCATGGTTTAACAGCGGCAGCACACAAGCATATGCGGCATTCACAGCAGCAGGAAGGCTTACGCTTCCAGGCGTGCCGTATGTAGGCGAAGATGACAGCTGCGAAGCGATGCAGATATTCGAAGACATCTATCCCTGCAGCGAAGGAGAGATAACGGACGTGTGCGGATTCATGGGCGTGCCAGAAAAGGATATCAATGGGGTGCTGACAGGACGAACCTTGTGTTATTACACATTCACTTGCAGCGAGATAGCGAACCTCACTACAGAGGATTATGTGGACGAGAAGGCGCATGTCGTTTTTAAGAGCGGCGTGTTAATGGGCATGGACTTCGAGCTGAGCATCCAAAACACCGACAGCGGAGGCACGGTTTTCGCCATCATTCCGAATGAGGAATACGGCACACTGATTCCGAACAAGAGCCTTCTGCCATCAAAGGGAGACCAGTATGCGCTTTATGGACTCGATGAAAGCCTGTACACATCAGGAGGCTTGTACGAAGCAGCGCAGGCAAAGCTTAAGAAAGCAGCAGAGGCTCATCTTGCCCTGCTTAACATGGACACAGCTACTTATGCATGCACAATGAAGCCAACGAAGGTGACAAGTGATTTGCTTGCCGCAGAACTTGGAACGCCAGCGACTATCAATTTTGGTGGTGTGCAGCTTTCATCACGAGTTATCGGTGTGAAGAAATATCTGGACTTGCCACAGGCTGGACTGGAGATAACGGTAGGCAACAGTGTGCCATATCGCAAGATAGATTATATTGAAAGAAAGGTGAAACTTAACAAGTAAGAGATAATGCAAAAAGTATTGGTTGGAAGCCGCATTCCGTTCAATGTGAGCATTGATGGACTTGGCGGAAAGTCGCTCACGGATTCATCGGTGAGCTTGACAGTGACGTTTTTTACCGTAAAGAGGACTGATTACGGCAATACAGGCCTGGCTGAGGGCGAACCGATTGACAAGAAGCAGATGATTCAGCCAGATCCTGACGATCAGGAGAGTCTGCTTTGCATCGCAGACACGACAAATCTGTCAACAGGTAAGCTGTACGCAAAGATAGAAGTCACATATATGGACGAGGCATCGGGCAACAAGGAGATACATGAGAAAATCGCAGTGGATACAGGAATAATTCTTTACACACCTATAACAGTATGATATGTTTAAGCGCATCTATTACTTCGAGGACATCAAGCATGTCGCTTGCGAGGGCGAGCGTGCTGACAGCCAAGACGAGGGCGAGCGTGCTGACAGCCAAGACGAGGGCGAGCGTGCTGACAGCCAAGCTTGGCCTCGTATGTCCTGTGGGAGGGGCAGGAACAGGAGGGGGCAACTTCCTCCTTTCTTCTGGACAGTATCTAATTGAGTTTAACGGACGGATTTTTAATGTGCAAATCAAATGAAGACACATGGCAAAGAGATATGAATCAATTCACACAGGAGAGGATATAGACACAGCCATCTCGCTTGTGAAGGAGAACAAGACGTTTATACCTCAAATAGCATACAAGTACGGAGGCATAGCTTATGAAGAAGGCGTGCTGAAGCTGTACGATGATGCAGAGCACACAACATTGCTGGACAGTGTGGCGTTGTCAGGCACGTCTTACAGCATAAAGCACAACGCAGACACTTCGACTGCATTTTACATGCTCGCTGGAGACTTGACGAAGGCTATCAAATTCAGTCCAACAACCATGGTGTATGAGCTTGGCCAGAGCCAGGGCGAGCCATTCGTGGAGGATTACGAGATAAGCCTTGCAGTAGATACAGGCAACGGGCAATTCGTTGACCGTCCGCTTGCAGATCCAACAATCAAGGATGGTCAGACATACACGCTGGTAATCGGCAGCTATGTCACAATCGGATCAAACCGTCTGAGAGTGACTATAAGAGGCTTGCGCTCAGAACAGGCTAAGACAGTAGTGTATAATTGTACCGTCACGACACTTGCGCTCACATCGCGTTTTCCATGGCAGACGGCATGGATTGAGGGCAATGATGTTGAGATTACAGGCATTTACTTTGAGGGCAACATGGTCAAGACCCTGCATGTGCTCATTGACGGAAAGGTGTCCTACAGCAAGGAATTCACAGCAGGCGAGAGGTACACGTCAGCCGCTTACACCTTCCGAGGTGTGCAGCTGCCTGACAGCACAGGTATTCACACGATGGAGATGTGGATGAGCGGAGAGGGCATCGAGACGCAGCACTACAAGTATAATGTGATGGTCGTGCGAGCAGCAGACATGATGACAGCACGCCTTCTCTGCATCAACGATGTGCAGACTGCTGTCAACTACAGCGCAAACAAAGCGGTGTTTCAGTTTGCGCTGTATGGAACGGACACGGCAACATTCAATGTTACAGCAAAGGACTCGCAGAAGGATTACAGCGTTAAAGTTGACGATGTCATTATGGGTGTGCAGACGCAAACGGTGACGAAATATCCGCTCTCACTTGAAATTGAGAGTGAAGAGACTGAAGGCATGCAGCTTATCATCACAGGCGCGGCTGATGGTGGCGAGACTGTAACGGTAACTACGAAAGTAGACAACAGCAACGCTTACATAGCGACAAGAGGCTACGATTTCTACTTCAAAGCCGCAAACAACAGCAACAAGGGCGCAAACAGGGAGCAGCTCATCAACGAAGCAAACGGCAAGATGTATGCGATCGAGTCTGTTGATATGATGTGGAATGAGAAAGATGGGTATTGCACAGACGAAGACGGACATTCATGTTTTCGTGTTTTGGCTAACTCTTCGGCCAAAGTGCCGATAACTCCACTGCGAGAAACGGCTGCGAGAAGTCGGACAGTTGAATTTTTGTACAAGGTCAGCACCATAGCCGACTACGGCAAGCCGATATTCACGATCATGAACACTGACGAGTACAGCGAGAGCAGTTCTGTCGGCCTTGTGCTTTTCCCTACTCGCTTAGTGTGCCTCACTGCAGCTCAACGCAGCCAGGACTATCAACAGGTTAATCTCACAGAGAACAGCATCAATCATGTTGCGCTTGTCTTCACTACTAATTATTCAGGCAACGGCCGCAATCTTTGCCAGTGCTACGTTAATGGCGTGAGCAATTTTGTTTTTGAATACACAGGTGGCTTTGGAGACGGTGAAATCGTCATGGGACAGGATGCCTCAGACTTCTCGCTCTATATGTATCGCACTTACACAAGAGCATTGGAGAGCAATGAGGTAAAAGACAATTTCCTTAATGCCATGATTGAGACTTCTGAGCGCAATCGTGCGGAGATTCGAGAAGCAAATGACATCATGGATGGCCAGACTCTCACTTATTCCATGGCAAAGGCAAGGGGTTACAACTGTCTCGTCTATGAGACAGACCAGCATTTGCCAGATTTGGAGAACAACACGAAGGGCATCAGCGGCATCAACTTGCGCATTGAATACGCAGAGCACCCCGAATGGAATGTGAAGATTGAGAACATACCATGCGATGGCCAGGGCACGACCTCGAAGAAGTATTACAGATGGAATCTTCGCAACAAGATAAAGTCTGCTACATTCTATTACGGATGGGATGAAGACAGCCAGACGTACAGCAAGAAAGAAGAGGGGAAAGACGGCTACATAGACGGATATGAGCGCAGTCCGAAGGTATCGAAGCTTACAGCGAAGAAAAACATAGCGTCTTCGATGCAGGGTCACAAAATAGGAGCTTGTGGTCTGTATAATGATTTGTGGCATCGCATCATCGGGTGGAAGGATGTGTTGCCTTCTGCATCATGCCGAGTGGCAACGAAGCAATATCCGTTCTTGGGATTTCAGAAGTACAGCGACAACAGGTATGAGTTCATCGGCTTGTACACAGCAGGAGCGGACAAGGGAAACAAGAAGACGTTTGGCTACAACGAGACTACTTCCTTCCCGAATCTGATGATGATTGAAGGTCCGAACCATGCGCCTTTGGCCACGCGCTTTCTGTGCGCATGGGATGATGTGGTGTATGATGGAGATAATGAGACATTGACGTTTGGCGGAGAGGAAGGATGGGATGCTGACATAGCATCTGGCTATGACACGGCAGAAGACGTTAATGAGGTTCGGGCACTCTTCGAGAGTGAGTTTCGCCCTGCTTACGAGTTTGTATTCTTCACTTCTCCGTATCTTGTCACGACATCGGAAATTGGCAAGAGCATAGACGAAATCAATGCAGACGTGGCAGCATTCCGCAGCGGACACAGCATGCTTAATGCAGACACATGGAGCTATGACGTGTCACACAAGCTTGTCAGTGTTGTTGACGAGCATGGTGTGCTGTATGCGTACAGCAACGCTACGAAAAACTTCAAAAAAGTAGAGGGGCATAATGTCTTCGACTATCTTGGCTTGTCTGCAGGAGCAGCAGGAAACAAACTTCGATCTGCAAGAAGCTTGAAGTTTTTATCCGAAGTGGATGAGCACATCAGCATCAGCGAGGCTCGCTTCCACTGGTGCTACCGCATGCTGATAGGAGCTACCGACAATGACGCAAAAAACAGTTATTGGCGCAAGTTTAAGGCTGTGGCCGATGGCGGTAAATGGGGATTCAATCAGGATGACCTGGACACTATTCTTGACAGAGACAACAACGGACAGGGAACAAAGAAATATAATGTAGAGCCATCGGACTACCTTGCAACAGGTGATGAGGTTTTTCAAGGTTCATCCTCTGCGTTCTGGAGACACTTTGAACTAACAGATGCGGACGGACTTAGAACCATGATGCGCACTATCATCAGCGAAATGGTATCAATGGCAACAGAACAGGGATTGTCGGGTAACACAAGAGAACGTGTGTACAAGATTATGGGTCAATATTTCTGGGCGAATAGTTCACTGTATTTCCCCATGGCAGCGTATAACGAAGATACAAAGTGGGCGTATGTGGACGTATGGGCCAAGAAGCCTACAGCGGTGTACAACAACGTGCCTCCATTGACACAAGCAGGAGGCGATCAGCTGGAAGGAGAGAAGTTGTGGCTAATGAGGCGCATAGATTACATAATGAGCAAATACCACATAGGCGCATTCAACGGCTCGGACGCAGATGGACTTGGCACGATAGAATTCACGCCAGCGTCTCCTTTCACGTTTAATGTCAAGCCTGCCATTGAGATATATCCTACAATAAGCATAGGTGGCGCAGAAAGCACACAGGGCAAGCGCACGAAGGCAGATGAGGTGTGCCAGCTTGTTGCTGAATCTGACGGTGCCACGACATGTTATCTGAAGAACGTGGATTTGCTGTCTGAGCTTGGAGATTTGAGCGGATTGAAGCTGGCTTCTCGTGGTGGTGGCACAGACATTTCTTTCGATGTGCGAAGCAAGAGGTTGCGCAGCGTCAAGGTTGGCGATGCGAACACAGCTGACGTGTCGGCTAACGGATTCAATGCCGCAACGCTGGCAGTGGCTGGCGATGCCGTGGAGGTGGTGGATGCGAGCAACGTGTCTTCGCTTAGTGGCAATATAGATTTGCAGCAGTGTCCAAGATTGCGTGAGACATACTTTAGAGGCACGAACATTTCACGTCTCATGCTTCCTGTTGGCTCTAAGCTTGAAAAGCTGTCTCTTCCTTCGAGTGTTACGACTTTGTTTCTGCACTCATTAAACAAGCTGAAAGAAGAAGGCGCACAGATAGCAGGGTACGGAAATATAGATACGCTGTACATTAACCGATGCAGAGGCATCAACCCTATGGATATTCTTAAGAAGGTGCTTGCGATTGCAGGGAATAAGCTGCAATTCTTGTCGCTGTCATGGGATATGAATATTCAAGGTGACACGACAGACTTATCGGCACTCGCTAAGATTGCAGCTAATCTGTACGTCAATAGCGAAGAAGGCAAGGGTTACGCTAATGTCACATACAATGAAGATGTCGGCACGCTTATGCCAGATTACTCATTGCCAGCGATACAGGGTTCAATAACTGCCGATGCCGCTTATAAGGATGATGTAGACAGGTTGCGCAGCACCTTCCCTGCGCTTGTGCTGAATATACTGAACTACTACGTCAGATTTAAGGATGACGAGGTGCGCAAGGTGCTCGGCAAGAACGTGAAGGGTGACGAGAACGCTAATCTCACTTTGGACGAACTGGCTGCGGTGAAGGATGTGAAGGAATGGTTTAGGAATAATAAGTCGGTGAAATATTTTGACGAGTTTGCCCTGACGTCTGTGTCAAAGGTCGATTCTGTCACTTTCCAGAATTGCACCCTTTTGCATCTGAGCACGCCTGAATGCCTGACTGTGTTCCCCATGGGTTTTATTGGTAATCAGTATAGCTCTACAAGAATAACGCGGCTTAATTCATCTGTGGAGGGCATGATTAACACAGGTGCTGTGAAAATCATTGCGGAAGGCTATTCTCTTGGCACGTCTCTTGGCACATTGGGAAAGGTCATATTTGCGCCACATGTTGAAGAAGCTGGTGAGGCATGCGTGTCGCAAAATGCCTTATGCAGGGCGGTGTTTTTTCCGAATGTGAGAAAAATCGGCTCTCCCCATATTGGTGCGTATGGCCGACATCTGGTTTACGGCAATAAGGAATTGAGGATTCTTGACATCGGTGTGCATGAATTGACCGACTCAAGAGCCTTGTGCTGTCACTCTAATTTGATCATGCGGTCTTTTGTCGTTCCAAAAGCGGAGAATCTAAATTCTGAAAATATAAATCAAGGTGCAGTCATCTATGTTCCTTCTGGCTTTATGGACGATTATAAAAAGGCTGAGAATTGGTCTGTGAATGCTGGGCGCATCTATGCTATTGGTGGCTCGCATTGGCAATCATACATGCGGCAGCTTGCCAAAGAGGAAGGCAAAACGTTTGACGATTATTCCCTTCGCTATATCGACTACGACATTTACGGTGTCGATTATGCCACGGACGAGCTGAATGCCCTGTCGCTGTCCATCCCCAATGAATATTTGGGGAAGGATGGCGAGACGTTCGTGTTCGACACAGCTCCGCTTGCCATCGGCTACGACCCTGAGCCTACTCGCAAGGAATACTTCACGCTGTCAAAGTCGGGTTCGGATGGCGTCTCTGTGGCCGACACTGAAACTCGGTTCATCAAGATGCTCACGATGAATGCGGCCAACGCTGGCTCGCTGCACGATGTCACATTCACAGCTGTGTCGGCACAGGTCGAGGGAGTGAAGGCGGTGAGGACGTTCAAATGCGCTTATCCGCTCATCTCTGCTGTCAACCTGTCGCTCGGCAATCAGTTTGTCTCCGCTGCGCTTGAGTCCAACACCGACAATGCGAGATACACGCAAGTGGAATATTCGGCAGATGGCGGCATTGGCGTGTCTGATAACGGATGGGTCTATGCTAATGCGCATGGCGAAGCTGCGTCTGGCACTGTGACGGTGAGAAGCAAGACCACTCCGTCTTCGGTCAGCAGCATCGAGGTGGCTGTCTCTGCCGATGCGGTGCAGCGACAGCGTTTTGCCGATGCGGAGGTGGAGCGTGTGATTCTTAGCAAGAAGGTCGGCAATAAGGGTAATGTGGTTGGCGAGGATGATTTTAGAGAATTGACGGACATCACAGATTGGTTCAAGGGCAACACAGCCATCAAGTCTTTCAACGAGCTTTGCAACATCAAGTCTGTGAAAATTCTACGAGCGTTCGTGGATTGCTCATCTCTCGAATCTGTCTGCTTCGATGGCATGACTATTGTTGGTGTTATGGACGAAGCGTTCCTCCGCTGCAAGGCGTTGAAGAGTGTGGATTTCTCAAAGGCTAAAATTTCCAAACCTGGAACTAACTCCATGTACAGAATGTTTTATGATTGCTACGCATTGGAGAGAGTTAATTTCCGAGGGATGGAGGCCACCACCATTGATAACTTGGCCGAAACATTCAAATGGTGTGTCGGCCTTAAATATGTTGACTTGGGCGATTTGGACACATCTAACTTTGGTCCTACGTATGCAATGAACGACATCTTTAAGGAATGCCGAAAGATTGAATCCCTAAAGCTCGGTGCTCCTTTCTTCAATTTCTACAAGAGGGTTAATGCTTTCAACAGCGTGTTCAAAGACCTCGACTCGTGGGTCAACGATGATGAGATTGCCGATGTGCTCTCATGTCTTCCAGACCTCACTTCGCTCAACCTCTCTCGCACTTTGTATTTCTCTGCCAACACTTTTGCGCACATCACGCAGACGCAAATCGAAGAGGCTCTGGCAAAGGGATGGACTATCACTAAATAATAGAGTGCCAAATGAAATTTTATAGTTTTAACAGAATTGATTGAAGATTATGCAAGTAATGGAGATTGTAGTATCTGTCATCACAGCGATGGGCGGATGGGAAGCGATAAGGTACTGCCTGAATCGCAAGACTAACAGAAGAAAGGCTGAAGCAGAAGCTGATAATGTGGAATTCAACGTCTTGAAGGATGCCATGGATTTTCTGCAGAATCAGCTAAAAGAGAAAGAGCTGAGATTTGCCGAGCAAACGGAAATTGTGCGCAAGCTGAATACAGAAGTGCTGGAGCTGAGCAGACAGAAAGCACAGTTGGAGTTAAACTTGCAGAGATTTCAGTGCGTGGTACGAGGTTGTGTAAATCGTGATCCACAAAACGGTTATTAACATGCTAAGAATTAAGGGACGGAAGCATAGTCTTTCGTTCCTTTTTTTGCAGTCACGCAAGCTTTTTATATATTTGTGCTTTAAATAAATTCATGATCATGGAATACAGACAGCTTAAAATCTTCATTCAGGTAGCCGAAACAGGAAGCTTCAGCAGAGCAGCACAACGCTGCAGTATAACACAAGGAGCGGTAAGTTATCAAATAAGAGCCTTAGAAGATGAACTGAAAGCGCAGCTCATAAAGAGGCATTCTCATAGTTTGTCGCTTACGGATACAGGGTGCGCCCTTCTCATTAGAGCAAAGGCCGCAGTGCGCAGCATGGAGGACTGCTACAACTCTGTAGCCGATGTGAATAACATGCTTACAGGAGAACTGAATATAGGTGTAGGCTCTTTCATTGCACCATACATAGAACTTGCAGCGGCCAAGTTCATGACAGATCATCCTAATGTTCGTATGAATGCCATCTTTGCACAGGCAAAGAATCTGAACACGTTGCTAAGAAATCAGGAGATTGACATGGCATTTACGACAAACATTGCATATCATAACGAGCCGATAGATAGTACACCTTGCATCAGCTATCATCTGAGAGCTGTGATGGGACGTTCGCATCCGCTCGCAGGCAAATCAATCATCACGAAGGATGATGTCTTGACTCATGACATTATCCTTCCAGATGCAGGGCAACGAGTGTTCAGCAGTATCGGCAAGTACGTAGATATTGACTTCTCCAAGCTAAGAATAAGGGCAACAGTCACAGACGCAGCAGCAGCCATGACAATGGCCAACAATCTGAATCTTCTTACGTTCTTGCCAGAACTGTACGTAAGAACGCGGCCATACCTAATTGCTCTGCCAATTGAAGGATTTTCGGTTGCATTATCAAGCAATGTGCACTTCCTGAAGAACTGTCCTAAAAAGCCGAGTGCGGAAGCTTTTCTCCGACTGATTAAAGACTATTCAATGCCTATCCTTTCCGCAGCGGAAGGTTAGTGTTATTAGTTTCCCTTATAACACTATTAGTAAAAATAAAACACAAATAACGAATAGAATAATGATTACGTCTACATTTGCATTATTATTTAATTCAGATGGACATGGAACTCAATGTAGACGATTTTCAAAACAGGGTAGCTTCAATGCGTGCGGAATTACGGCTGCATGCATTGAAGCTGACAGGCAACACCGATGAAGCGGAAGACCTTACTCAGGAGACATTATTAGTAGCTTTACGCAACGAAAGCAGATACCAGGAACAGGGCAAACTGAAAGCATGGGTGTATAGCATCATGAATAATCAGCATATCAATCTTCTTAAGTCGAAATGCCGCACATTATACAGCAGGAGTGGAAAAGATGTTGGAGTGCAGCCAGAATATACTGATGATGCAGGGAGTATGATTGCATGTCTTCCAAAACGTCTGAGGGCAGAGCTGACGCTGTTACTCAAAGGGTATCGGTATAAAGAGATAAGCGAAATACTTAAGCAACCTATAGGCACAACAAAGGCACGCATTGCGCAAGCGAGACAAAAAATAAAAAAAATATTAAATTCGGAAACAAAACGTGTGCATGATATGTTATATAGGCAATCGGTGAGTGCGCATACAACCGTTTTATAAAACCTTTTAACATTGAATTGATATGATAGTCAACACACCAAACGGCACAGCAGACGTGGCTGGCAACGGCAAGACAAATACGGCTCTTGGCTTTGGCATAGCAGGACTTGCAGCGGCTCTTCTTGGAGGTGGCGCAAACGTCCTCGGATATGTCAACCAGAACGCAGCGGCCAACTGTCCAGACACACGTCCTGTAACCAAGGCTGAGCTTGATATGAGCATGAGCTTATCGGAAAAGAACCTGGAGATTGCAAAGCGTGACAGCCTTCTTGCAATAAAGGAAAGCGAGAGTTACACAGACAAGAAGCTTGTCGAAGTGTACGCCAACCTGGAAACACAGACTAATCGCCTGTCAGACAAGATGGAGGCCGACCGCAGAGCGCAGGAACAGTTCAACGCACAGCAGATGGCTTACAATGCGGCTGCTAATGCCAGCATCGATGTGCTTAAGAGTCAGACGGCAGCGCTGCAGAGCGTGACCAAGCTGTATATTCCATCATCTAACGTATGCACGAGCGGTTGCGGCTGTGCATGCGGCAACGGATAACATTCATCATGTGGACAAACGCACAGAAATTAGCGGCTGTGGTAACTGAGTGGGCACGCCCTGCGGTCTTGCAGATAGCATCGGGCAAGCTCACGCAGTTGCCAATGTTCAACAGTCTTCAGGGAGTGATGATGAGCAGTGGGCTGGTCGGCCAAGGATACAGCCTTGCAGAGGATATAAAACCGTTGATGCGCCCTGTTGTAGATGCATTGATTGAACCTATGCTGGCGCAATACATGGGTAACATTCCAGACGAGGCTATTCCGCAAGTGGCACGCAATATTGTTGATAAGATAAAGGAGGACGGAGGCACGCTGAGCGTGTTTGATGGCCTTCTGACTTTTGAGGAAGCAGATATCACAGAGCTGGACGAACTGTTGCAAAAGAACCTGCCCATAGAGGCGGCAGACCGCTACACAGTAATACATTAAGGAGGACATAAAGATGAACAACAGGAAAACTATGCCTGCCAATATAGAAACGACATTGGCGGCAGGAAGCACGGCCAGTCCTTACAGGTTTGGCGTCAATATCACCCAGAAGCTCTGCACAAGCGCATGCGCTGACGAATCGCCAGTTTTTGCGCCTGTCATTAGCTATGTGGGTGCAAGTTTGCTCAGTACAGGATTGTATCTGTTAACCTTTCATGTCGAAGGCGTTGTGCATTATGTGCCATGCGGATGCGGATCATGCTGCACAAAGGCACAAGTTGTATCTCAAGATTTCACCATTCCGCTTGCGAGTGCGAGTGCGCCATCTGTGACTATTGCACAGGGAACAGCAGTGAACGGCATCGCCAAGAGTGCATGTGAGCCATGCAGCCGTACTTTTGTTTGCGACATTCCGCTGACAGTAACAGTAACGACAACAGCATGACAGTGACAAGTATGATTGTGGTGACGTTATTGGCAATGATAGGGGCAACACTCATTGTGCATACAGGACTGTCAGAAGCGATTGCGAAGGTCTGCAATAAGATTGCTTCATGCCATCAGTGCAGCACCTTCTGGGTGTGCCTTGTGACGCTGATTGTAAAGGGTGGAGACCCTGTCGTTGCTATAATGTTGTCAGTTGCGGCCGCATATTTAAGCAATTATTTCGCATTGCTGTTAATATGGGCGCAGGATCTGTACAATAAGCTATGGGACAGAATAAGCAAACTAAGAGACAGGCAGAAGTGAGACAGGAAGAAAAGATGCGGCCAGAGCCTGTAATGATAAAAAATCGACACCTTCCTCGTTTTAGGGGAGCGTGTCCAAAATGTTAGTAGTCGGTATGAGGTATAAACACATGATAGCGGACGCTAAGCGTCTTGGCCTTGCAACAGAACAGAAGATGTGGAAGAGCATTGACAATGTTGCCGCATTGCTTGAAAAGGTCAAGATGAATCATCCAGAAGAGTACGAGGCATTCATGCGTGCTGAACATGAGAATCTGTTCGGCAAGCATTATGATGAGAGGTGCGCAGAGGAAGACGTGGAGAGACTGAGTTACATTGATAGAGATGGGGAGAAGCGCACAGGCGCGCATTGGACAAAGCAGCAAGTCAAGGAAGCGACAGCAGGAAAGAGCTTTCCTTCAGGAGTGACAGAGTGCGACAAATATGTGGCGTTTAACTCTATGTATGCTGCGTTATCTCCTAAGTTTGACGATGCAGCCATCATGGAAGCTGCATACATGGTGTACTTCTCCGATGGAGACGCAGGAAAGACATGGAATGCAAACCGTAAGTGATAAATATGAAATATTCAAAAAGGGCGTGTGTATGCACGTCTTTTTTTGTATCTTTGCAATATGAAATATAATCAAACGGTTATGAAGATACTAATAGACAACGGACATGGCGAGAATACGCCAGGCAAGCGGTCTCCTGACGGAAGCTTGCGAGAATACGCATACTGCAGAGAAATAGCTCGCATGCTTTACAGCAAACTGAAGGATGATGGATGCGATGTGCAACTTGTAACACCAGAGCGGTATGATGTTCCATTAAGCGAAAGATGCAGGCGAGTTAATGCTGTATGCAGACAAGCTGGACCTGCAAATGTACTGCTTGTGTCAATACACAACAATGCGGCAGGAGGGGATGGGCAATGGCATGAAGCAAGAGGCTTTTCAGCTCATGTGGGCATGAATGCGTCTGCATACAGCAAGAGGCTTGCGGCCTTCTTGTGGGATGAAGCCGTCAATCTTGGCATGAAAGGAAATCGGAATGTGCCAGCATGCAAGTATATAGCGCAGAACCTCGCTATCTGTCGTGACACGCTTTGTCCTGCTGTGCTGACAGAGAATCTGTTTCAGGACAACAAGCAAGATGTAATCTTTCTGTTGTCAGAGCAAGGCAAGAGATCTGTAGTAGATGTGCATTATAGAGCTATTCTTAAATTTATCAAGAGCTGCGAGAAATGAAGAAGTATGACATTTATTTTTTGAGTCTTATCGCATTCGTTGCAGCATTGTCATTATGTGGATGCAGGAGCAAAGAACAACTCGTGCGTGAAGAGGCTGTGGTGCTGAACAATACAAGCAAGGATAGCGTGTGGCAGATGGCATCCAGCATTCGTGATGTCATGCAGAAGGATTCTATCGTCTTTGTGATAGGGGCAGCAGGTGACACGGTGAAGCAGATTGAGAAGTATTACAGTCACACGAACGAAGTAACGCACGACACGCTGTATATCGTCAAGAGTGACACCGTGAAAGTTCCTGTGAAGGTGAGGACAAAGGAATTTGTTTACAAAACGCCAGCTATCGTGAAATGGTGCGCAATAGGATTGGCAGTGCTATCAGTCATTTCTTTTGTCTGGCTACTTATTAAAAAAATGCAGTAATTAAGATATATCTAATGTTTCATCAACAAGATGTTTTTATATGTTTTGAAAAGTTTACAAGAAGAAGGATTCGCAGTGATGCGAGTCCTTTTTTAGTGCCTTTTTGGCTTAAAAAATGGTATTGCAAAATAATTGCAAAATAATTGATTTCTTGAAACAGGTGTAAGCGCAAGATAATCAACAAGATAATAAATCTATTTTGTGACTCGGATGGGGTCGTTCGTAATAATAAGATATACAATTATATATATATGTACGCACGTGGCTTTTTTGAAAGCTGAGATTGCAAAACATGTCAGATATGTGCATTAAATATCATCATTGCAAAATAATTTGCAAAATATTTTTTTCTTTTGCGGCAGCATTCGCTATTTTTGCGAAACGTAAACAAAACATATATGGCATCATACTCGTACATAATAAGCAGGAAAGAAGACGCAGACGGAAACAGAGCGGTTTATCTGCTGCTGCGGCTCACAAGATTGAAGCACATACGCATCAAGACCGATGTGAAAGTAAGGTCGTGCATGTGGAAGACTACAGGAACAAGTTCCGGGAATGAGATAGGCAGCATCGTTGTGCCGAAACGTGGAAGGCTGAACATGCGAGATGTGGAGTTGGCGGAGAAAGCGAAAAGGGACATCGAAGATATTGCAATGAGGGCGCAGATGATTGCGTCCGTCATGGGTGTGGACTTTTGCGCAAGGAAAGGCGTTCTGGCACAGGTGATAGAGAAGACGCGGAACTTGGCTGTTGCGGACATCACACGCAGAGCTGTGACGTGTGCGCTTGCAGGACTGAGGCAGGAGAACGGGCGCACGTTGTGGGGATTCTGTGAGACCTTTCTGCAGGATGAGGATATAAGCAAAAGGCGAGCTGCGCATTACAGAGTGCTCATGAGGGATGTATACAGATGGGCAGAGTACCGCAAGGCTATGGACAGTCATGAATTCATACTGGATATAGACAGCTTGAATGCAGACGATGTGATGGACTTGCGCAGCTATCTGTCACAGGAGCGGATGCTGCGCAAGGAGCAGCCAGAGCTTTTTGAGGATATAATGAGCAGCTATCCGCAGGAGCTGATACCGAGAGACGGACATCATCGGGAAGATGTGAATGACAGAGGGCAAAACACGGTGATTGGGAAATTGAAGAAGCTGAAGGTGCTGTACAACTGGATGAGAAGGCGAAAGATCACGGAGTGCAATCCGTTTGAGGGGGTGACAATAGGCGCAGAGGTTTACGGCATACCATTCTATCTGACGATAGACGAGCGCAACAAGCTTGCTGAGGCAAGATTTCCATCACGGCCGCAGCTGGAGGTGCAGCGTGACATCTTCATCTTTCAGTGCCTTGTTGGATGCAGGGTGAGCGATTTGACAAGAATGACAGAGGCGAACATCACAGATGGAGTGCTGGAGTATGTGCCGCATAAGACAAAGGATGAACAAGCGCAAGTAAAGCCAAGGGTGCCGCTTGCAGAGAGAGCACTTGCGCTTGTGGAAAAATACAGGGGAGTAGACAGCGGAGGGCGTCTCTTCCCATTTGTTAGCACTACTAAGTACAATATGGCGATTAAGGACATGCTGAAGCTTGCAGGGATAGACCGTCCTGTTATCGTGCGCAACAGCGTCACAGGCGAGAATGAGTCACGCCCTATATGGGAAGTGGCGAGCAGCCACATGGCAAGGCGCACATTCATCGGGAACGTGTACGAGAAGGTGCAAGACCCTAACCTCATAGGCAGGATGAGCGGACACGTGGAAGGATCAAAGGCGTTCAGCCGATACAGGGCGATAACGGATGATGTGCTGAAGGGCGTTGTCGATTTAATCGATTAGATGTTGGCCGTTACAAATAGATTTCATATCTTTGCGGTGTGGATCTTGTGGTTAAGATTGTTTTCACATTAGTTTAGTTGGAAAAGGCAGCTTCAATTTGATTGGAGCTGTCTTTTTTTATTTTTCGCCATTATACGTCATGCCTTGCCTGGAGTAGGCAGCGGAGAAGATGGCATCAATGCGCTCGTTGCGCTCTTGCCGTTTCCGTTCCCAGGAGTCGATACGCATGATGTCGAATTTGCGTCCGCTGATAAGCTGTTGCTGCTCTTCTGATGTCATGAATGGTATGTACTTCTCCATGTCGAACATGTAAGACAGCGAAGGTGCGCCAGATGGCACATGTGGCGTGCTCTCGTCCGCCTGAAGCATTGTGCCTTCGCCTGTGAGCAGCCAGCGCGCATCTATTTCGGGGAGCTTGCTGACGATGGTGATGATAGGGGAGAGGCCAAGGCTCTTCCCTCTGACCGTTTGAAAGGCATAAGGCGTTGACCATTCCATCAGGCGAGCGAATGCCGAGGTGTTGCCTTTGCATTTGTAAGCGATGATCTGCTTGATGCGTTCTTCTATGTGTTCTGTCATTGTAGATGCGTGTTGGAGGTTTCTTTTTTTGATGTCACCTTTATTATAATTATTATATGTTGTTGTCAGTGCATTGCCGCATGCGATGCTCTTTGCTTTCCTGTGCCATTTTTTCATTTTGCGTCACGCACAGCACCTAAAGCGATGCGGAGGCCTTCTGATACGGCACGTTCTTTATAAAGGTCTGCAAGACATTCTTCATACTTCTTTCGCCAATACTCTGCCGATTCAGGATCAAGACCTGACGCAACGTCCTCTGTTGCCTGTTCGGCCACATCTGAGGATTGGTCAAAGAGAGAGCCTTCGCCTGTGAGAAGGAATGTGTAGGACATGCCGAAGGTGTCGGCCCATTTGCGAGCGGTATTCTTACCGAATTCTTGTTTGCCTTTCATCATACGCCCAATGTAAGGCTGGGCAACACCGAGTATATTAGCCAATTCTCGCTGTTTGTAATTTTTGTCTTTTGCCCACTCCTGGAGAGCAATAGCAACTTTTTCCATATAAACTAACCTAAAAAAGTTATAATTCAACATTATGATAACCAATTATTTACAAATATGGTATCAAAAATGACTAAAAATAATTATAAAATTATTTGGATGATAACCAAAAAAGTTATAACTTTGCAACTGAAATTAAAAGCGATTTATAAAACACTTGCAAAAGTAGTTATAAAAATCGTTATAACAAAATTTTTAGACACTCAATTAAAACGCTACCAGCCCTACCGCATCACGGTCAAGCGGAGTTTTATGCTGAAACAAGAATTTGAAAGACTCACAGGCACACAGTATTCTGATGAGGACTATAAAGAAATCGAATCTGCCTACATCTCAGTCGGGAACATGTCTAAACAAGAATTTGCGGATATGTGGGTATCCGCAGGGAAAAAAGCGAGGAATTTCATATTAGAGATGGGCAAGGAGAATAAAGCCAGAGAGTTTGAATTGGGACTACAGCTGAAAGCTGCCAAGCTTGCCATCGAGACCATCAAAGAGAAACACGCAAAGGTGGTGGACGCTCTGTTTGAGAGCGCATGCGAGAACGAGGATGCAAACCTCCGCAAGATATGCATCGAAGAGATGGGAGCGAGGACTTACCTCCGCAAGAAGTTAGAGAACGATTATGAGCTGCTTCAAGAAGACAAGGATCTTATACTGCAAGAGCTGAATTGAAATATCACATGCTTTAATGTGACATAATGTGTTATTTATCAGGCATGCGGTGCGAGAGCATAGCATGCCACAAGGAGGGAAGGCAACGGCAGCTGCTGAATGTTCCAGGCATTCTAAACTGAAAGCGGTTCGACTCCGCAGACCTCCACGAACTTAAAAAAATGACTTATGAATTTTCAGGAATTGATAGACAGGGATATAACGGTGACCATCAAGGCGAGAGACTTGAAGGCCTTTGCGATAGAGTTTGCAATAGAGCTGGCTAAGAGAAGGGAGCAGCAGTCGGCAAGAGAAGAACAGGCCTTGCTCACCAGAGCGGAAGTGTGCAGGATGGTGCGCAAGACCACATCCACCATCGTGCGCTGGGCAAAGGTTGGCTATCTCAAGCCTGTCTACATAGGAGGCAGGGCAATGTACAGGTATAGCGATGTGAAGGCATTGATGGACAGGGAATAGGAGACAAGGACTGCACAGTCGGAAAGAGCGGAGCGACTGGGGAACAAAAAGAAAGACACTCACAGAAGATGGGGAGAGACCAACTTCTTAGAGGCGCAGGCGTGCGTCCGTTCAGTCAGCCATTGAACTGAGGTTCGAGTCCTCTGCAGTCCACAATTTTTAATTTAATAACTACACGAAATCATGACAATAGATCTGAGAACAACAAGACAGAAGCAGCGAGACGCTCGCTGGCAGCAGATAGTAGGAGACTACATGGAACTGAGCAAGCTTGCACCAGAAGCGAGCGCAAACAGAAGGATGGTGTCTATTGCAGACAAGCACAAGATGACAACAGCAGGAGTGCGCAACGTGTTGATGAAATGCGGGATAATACTAACGAAAAAGAGCAGGAGGACAGGGAAATGAAAAAGAAGGCTCTGCTTTACGCAGTTGTGATATCACTTTCCCTTGTGGGGGTTCTGTCCGTTCTTTCGATGGAAAAGCAGGATGGGAACATTGACGGATGCCGCTTTCTTATAGGTTTTGCGAGTCTGCTGATGGTGTACTATCTGAGTGACAGATTCATCTGGGACAAAGAGGATAAATAAGCGGTGAAAGTTTAGCAGGTCATAAAATATACTACTTTCCGAATAACCCATTATTATTATTTCATGCTGAAGCTGAAGGTTGGCCGTGAAGGTTGGACGGAGGCGGCAATCGAGAGATTGTCTGGCTTGTTTTTTAAGTTATGAAGCCTGTGCTCTGGCGAGAGCGTAAGCGTAAACATCGGAACACGCACAGGCACAAAGAATATTCTTGTGGAGACATCGAGAGTTCGGGCGCGATGGCAATCAGGGACACTCCACGTTAAAAACAAAGTTAGTGATGAGCCAAGACGCGGATCGTGAACAGACACGTTAAAAAAGGCATCTTGCGCATGATGTAAAACTCAGCTACGGTGGACAGGCTAACCCGACAATGAACACCTGCACGGCTGGACTCGAACGAGCTAATAACGGAGGATGATGGCAACATTGACAGCTCGACATGCACGCACGCACAAGTCGATAAAAGGGTGCTGGCATCTCGGAAGCAGACGAGACCAAAGCAAGCCAAGGCGCGCGACTTGGCGTAATTTGGAAATCACGATTCAATAATCATTAAAACATTATCAACATGGAAGAAGGAAAGAACACCACAGCTCTGACACTTGTTGAGCAAGAAGAGAAAGCCTTTAATCTCGCACAGCGACAGGCGAAGGTATACACAAGCTCATCCATCGTGCCACAGGCGTATCAGGGTGACAAGAACATCGGGAACGTTATCATCGCATTGGACATAGCGAAACGCCTTAACAGCAATCCGCTCATGGTGATGCAGAACCTCTATGTGGTGCATGGCAATCCTGCATGGAGCAGCAAATTTCTCATTGCGACCATCAATTCATGCGGCCGCTTCACACCGCTCCGCTATGAGTTCAAGGGCGAAGAAGGAAAGGCCAGCTGGGCATGCAGGTGCTATGCCTACGAGCGCAGCGACAAGGATCACAACGAGAGGCTTGAAGGCTCATGGGTGTCGCTCGACATGGCGCAGCGTGAAGGCTGGAGCACCAAGGCTGGCAGCAAGTGGGTGACGATGCCAGACCAGATGCTGAGATACAGGGCTGCGGCCTTCTGGCAGCGCACTTATGCGCCAGAAATCAGCATGGGTCTCCGCACAGCGGACGAAGAAGAAGACATCAGTTATGCAGAGGCGCAGGCGGCTCAGCCAGATGTTATAGACGATGCGGACTTTAAAAAAATTGAAGATCCTGCAGACAAGGTGAAGGCGGCCATGGCGCGCAACGGACACAAGAAGAATGAAGAAGATGCACCGCAAGAAGGCGCAGAAGAATAGCAATAAAAGAACAGGAACATGAAAACAACCACAAGACACAAGCTGATTCGCACGGCCAATCACGATGAATGGCTGGCATGCAGAAGCAAGGGCATCGGCTCATCTGAGATAGGCACGCTGCTTGGCTTGAACAAGTTTGAAACACCGTACCAGCTGTGGCGCAGGAAGATGGGCATGGACGCGCCAAAGGAGGAAAACGAAGCGATGCTCATGGGGCATCTGATGGAGGACGCTGTGGCGCAGCGGTGGAAGATTGAGACAGGAAGGCATATCATCAAGGCTTCGCAAGAAGAATGGCTGTATGTGCATCCTGAGCATGATTACTTCCGCGCATCGCCAGACAGAATCTATTACAACGAAGGGGAGAAGCACAACGAGCAGAACCGCTGCATCCTTGAGTGCAAGACAACATCTATTGACGTTGACGAGAAGGACTTGCCGATGTCGTGGTTCTGCCAGGTCCAGTGGCTCATGCATGTCACAGGGTACAAAAGAGGAAGCCTTGCCTGGATAAACCTCACGCACCGAAAATTCGGCTACAAGGACATCGAATATGACGAAGCCATGTGCGAATGGATGGCAGAAGAGGCGCAGCATTTCTGGACGGTCAATATAGGGAAGGGCATAGAGCCTGAACTTCGCACTCCTGCGGATGTTATCGCAAAGTACCCAAGGCACACAGAAGGCAAGACGATAGACGGATGGACAAACATTGCGATAGGCTCGGGCGAAAACAACCAGATGTCAATCGTGGATGCTGTCGGAGAGATCAAGCGTCTAAGGGAGGAAGAGACGGAACTTGCAAGAGAACGAGCCATGTATGAGGATGCGGTCAAAGCAGCCATGGGCGATGCGGAGGCCGTCACAGCGCAGCAAGGCACGCAGATCATCAACATCGCCACATGGAAGGCAGCGAAGGACAGTGTTAAATTTGATGCCAAAGCCTTTCAGAAAGACCACCCAGAAGAAGCGGAGAAATACATGAAGGCTACGGCTGGAAGCAGAAGATTTTTAATCAAGTAAAAGTAATATGTTAGACAAAGTATTTATCGGAATTCCGCAGGATGAGGAAGCAAGGAAATCGTACCTTGAAGCCAACTGCGATGCTGTAGAGAACATAAGCTACAGCCATTACCTCTCGCCTTCTGAGCTTGAGACGGTGAAAGAGAGAATCTGCGAACTCACAGACACCATCAATGACGCAGAGGAAGATAAGAAGGCGTATCTCGATCAGCACAGAAAAGAGACGGCTCATCTCACGCAGCTCAGAAAAACGCTGATGGAGAAGTGGAAGTGCAAGATGGAAACAGTGAAGGGCGAATGTTACAAGGTCATAGACAGAGACACTAAGATGGTCGGATATTATGACGCTGACGGTGTTCTTGTCAACAGCCGCCCTGCTACGAAGGAGGAAGCGCAGCGCACCATCTTCGAAGTCTTGAGAAAGAACGGATAATAAGTGAAACATTTAAAAAACAACCGACAATGGAAAAACAACCGACAATGGAAAAAGAAGAAATGAAAATCTTTGAGAAGAGGCTCGCAGAAGAGATCAGCAAGAAGATAGCAGTCAGCATGGAGCTGAACGGAAGCGGTGCAACGGTGCAGGTCGTGCTGCGCAAGGGTGAGGCTCTGCCGATGCGAGAGCCAGAGGCGGTCAACCTGACTGGCACGATCGATGCTCCTGCAAGGTGGGTCGAGAGCAAGCAGCGGCTCAATCACAAGGAGGCCTACAACGGAGGGAATACGGATGAATCATCGATAGTGGAGGAAAATGGCAACAACAGCCACGTGATGGTGTACAGGGAGAATGGCTCAGTGGTTCTGATAGAAAATGAGACGAGCTACTACAGGAACACCATAGAAGGGCGTCTTTGCACAAGTGTGAAATACGACAAGTTCGGCATCAACAGCGGAGATTACAAGAATCCGCAAGACATGGCCGACTTCTTCAAGATGAACCGCACATGCTTCGCCAGCGTGGCAGAAGCCAACAGCCTTGTCAACCTTCTGCGCAATTTCGAAGCGAATGTCACAAGCCAGATGAAGGATCTTGATGACAGAAGAGGCAATATAACGCAGCTCAGACAGCAGATTGTACAGAGCAACTTGCCAGACAGTTTCACGCTCACGATACCAATATTCAACGGCTTGCCGAAGCAGAGCATAGAGGTCGAAGTGTGGATTGACCCTGCCACATACAGATGCACTCTCATCAGCGCACAAGCCGAAGATCTTAAGGTAGAGCTTGCGGACAAGGCGATAGATGAAGTCATAGAGCGCATCAGGGAAGCAGCACCAGCCATCACTATCATTGAAGTGTAAGACAAGACTGCAAAGGGGTGGTGGGGTTCGAATCCCCATCACTTCACAAAAGGAAAAAACAGCGGAACATGGAATACAAACTAAGAGATTATCAGCAAGAGGCCGTCAACAGGGCGTTGCGGTTCTTCCGCACAGGAAAAGGGAATGCAATCATGGTGCTCCCCACAGGCTCAGGCAAGTCGGTGGTCATAGCCAGCATTGCTAAAGAGCTGGGCGAACCCATGGTCATCTTTCAGCCTAACAAGGAGATACTGGAGCAGAACTACGAGAAATTCTGTGCTGTAAGCAAGAATGTTGGAGCTGGAGTGTACTCGGCAAGCGTGGGGCGAAAGGAAATGTGCATGGTGACGTTTGCCACGATTGGCAGCGTCAAAGGCTGTAAGTCAAGCTTTGCGCGCTACAGGTACTGCATTGTTGACGAATGTCACAACGTCAATCCTCAAGGAGGCATGTACAGAGATTTCATTCAATACACAGGATGCAGGGTGCTCGGACTGACAGCAACGCCTTACAGGCTGACGAGCAGCCTCCTTCATGGCAGCATGCTCAAGTTTCTCACAAGAGTGAGGGACAGGTTTTTTGACAGCATGATATACTGCGTTCAGATCAAGACTCTCAGCGAGCGAGGATTCTTAGCTCCGATAGACTACTACTCGCTCAATGTGGTAGACCAGAGACGGCTGAAGCTCAACAGCACAGGCATGGACTTTGATGAAGCGAGCGTGAAGGCTTATTATCAGAAAGTGCGCTTCTCGGAACGGCTCTTGGGTGTTGTTAAGAGGCTTCTTGCTACAGGCAGGACAAACATACTTGTCTTTACCCAATATACGGATGAAGCAAGTCGATTAGTGGATTCTTTGGATGGCTTGGCGGCAATAGTGACAGGCGGCACGAAGAAGGCTGAAAGGGAGCGGATACTGAGACGCTTCAAGGAAGGCAAGATAAATGTCGTGGCGAATGTGGGAGTGCTGACAACAGGCTTTGACTATCCAGAGCTGGCAACGGTGGTGCTTGCAAGGCCGACAATGAGCCTGGCATTGTATTACCAGATGGTAGGCAGATGCATACGCCCTTATGAGGGCAAAAGAGCGTGGCTGGTGGACTTGTGCGGCAACTGCAACAGATTTGGCATGGTGGAGGATCTTGTCATCACAGAGAGGCGTCCGCGCATGTATGCGGTGGAGAGCAAAGGCAAACAACTTACAAATGTATACTTCAGAAAGCATGGGCAAGGATGAGAAACGGAAGAGCTTTGTCTTCTATGAGGACTGGTTCAAGATGATAAGCAAGCAGAATGAATCTGTGAGAGTGAAAATCTACGATGCGATCTGCATGTATGTTTTCGAGGGCAAAGAGCCTGCAGACCCGCTCATCCTCATGGCGTTTGAACTGATTAAAGAGAAGATTGAACGAGACAGGGATAAATTTGAGAGAATCAGAGAAAAACGCAGAGAAGCTATAAATAAGAGGTGGGGTAATAGTAAAAATGATTCAAGTGATACAAATGAATACAAATGTATTCAAGTGATACAAATGAATACAAACGATACAGAGAATGAGAATGAGAATGGGAATGAGAATGAGAATGGGACACTTATAAATGAGTGTCATAATAATAATATTGCATCCCCTTCTAAAGAAGGTGATGTGTTGCACTCTGACGAGGGCAACGCTGCGGCCGATGCGGCAGGCGGCGGAAAGAAGGTTGATTATGCGGCACTCACGAGATTCTGGAATCAGCTTGTGCAGGACAGGGCGATGGCAAAGATTGCAGGCATAAACGAGAACACGAAGAGACGGCAGCATGTGGCAGCGAGAGTGAGGGAGTATGGCAAGACCAGATTCGCGTTAGGCCTGAAGAAGGCGAGCGAGAGCCGATTCCTGAACGGAGGCGGCAAGAACGGCAGGATATTCACGTTTGACTGGGTTGTCTTGCCTAACAACTTCCCGAAAGTCTTAGAAGGCAACTATGATGATGCCAAGCCATCGGACACTCGCCACGACTTTGAGCGCATAGACGAAGAAGCGGCCAGCAAACCCAAGAAGCCAGAGCTGAGCAATGAAGAGAAGATGGCAGCGTACACAGCCTGGTGCAAGGCAAACAACCTCGACCCGAATGCGAGAATGACAGGCGTGAAGTATTTTGAACTGTTGAAGAAGCAGGGAACATGAGCACAACGACAACGAAATCGGCATGCAGAGGATGCAGGCACGCCTACAACAGCATCCAAGGCCTGAGATGCAACAGGATGAAGCGAGGGGTGGAGTACAGCAGCAAGAGGTGCGAGAATTACCAACCATCAGGACTGATTCCCATGCCGACAAATGAGGAAGGCTTGAAATTTACGCATTAAGGCGGTAAAAATGCATAGACAAGGAAATATGCACAACTGAGCCAAAATCGCAACAATGGGCAAAAATGAGGGCAAAAACAAGGTGATAGAACGCATAAGCAATAACGATAAACATAAAAATACAAAACTATGGCAATGCATATAGATTTCTTCGAGCTGATAAAGCTCAAAACAGACACAGAACGACTGGCAGCATTAAACTCTGTACACTACTCGGATTGGAATACGGTAATGCTGTGGGCAGAAGAGGCAGCGGATCCTCATGCAAGGGCAATCTTTGAAAGGAAAGCGAAAGACCTTGCCATCCGCGAGAAGTGCTGCGAGGACAGGGAATGGTGAACTTTTAAGGTTAGATATTTTTTTGTTGACGTGCCGAACGGTGCGTGACGCATAGAACGGCATTTTTTTTATGAACTGTAAAATTTAAGGTTTAAGTTTAGATGTATGTCATTCAAGCAGTGCGAGACGCATAGCTTGACGATGTGTCAATAGTTGTAAATTATTGATGTTAGCATTTTTTTTCAGCGCAAGCGTGCGCTGATTTTGAGGGCGCATGGCACAAGAGAAGGTTCGAGTCCTTCTGCCCTCACCAGTTTAAACGTTTCTGAAAAACGGCAAGACCGCAATAGTGCGGCATCCTCATCAGAGGCAAACAATGACACGGAGGGGCAAGGCTCTCCAGCAGGTGAAAGTCCTGCGAAGAAACAGGGAAGATGAAATACTAAAAAGGCAGTGAAGGGCATGGCCCAGCAGGTGGAAGTCCTGCAGTATTAGAGAACAAATGGAAATAATCACAATGTTGCTTTTTGTTATTTCGCATTTGCAAACTCCGAGGGGAGAAATCCCCTCATTTTTCACAATAACGCAAGATAAGTAAAACAAACTAATACAGAGAAAAATATGAACACAAGAGACTTTTATAGTCTTGTCAAGCGACAGCGAGCACTGACGTTTGAGTATAACAAGACAAAGAATCAGGACGTGCTGAAGGAATGGCAGAATAACGGACGCATCATCGATGCAGAATTGAAAAGGGTTGATGAAGCTCTGCGGAAGAAAGGAGAACAGGCACTATGAACAAGAACGGAAAATGTATTGCAATAATACTGATATGCGTGGGCCTGTTCGGCATAGGCAGCGGCCTGTCGTTGCGCCTTTGCGGAGTCGGGGACTGGCTGGATGAGACTTATCTCCTGCTGATTGGTGGCGGCATCCTGATGTCTGGCTGCGGTTTGTACAGGGATTGTGTAAAGCTCACAAGTCGCGCCTCAGAGCTGGAGCGCAGGATTGACATGTTGCAGCACAGGCTTGGAGGGATGCATAGACGCGCAGAGGACGAGATGATGCTTAATCCTACTGAGAAGAACAGAGTGAAGGCAAGCACGCTGGCAAGTGTACAGGGTGTGATAAGAGATATATTGAAGTGCAACTAACGCATAAAGTAACATATAAAATCATTTCGCAGACAATATGAAATACAGATTAACTGATGAGACTATGAAAGTCGGCACAGTGATTCTTCACAGAATAGAGTGCGTCGAGGCTTTTGCCGATGTAAAAGCTGGCGACAAGGGCGGTTGGATAGAGAAAGAGAGCAACCTGTCTCAGGAAAATGGAGCATGGGTGTATGATGATGCAAGGGTGTTTGGCAATGCGTGGGTGTGTAACGAAGCAAGGGTGCGTGAACGTGCAAAGGTGTGGGGCAATGCAAAGGTGTGTGGCAATGCAGAGGTGTGTGGCAACGCAGAGGTGTATGGCAACGCGTGGATATATGGCGATGCAAGGGTTTTTGAATATGCAAGTGTGTTTGACGATGCAAATGTCGGTAGCAATGCGTGGATATATGGCGATACAAGTGTTTTTGATTATGCAGAGATACTTGACGATGCAAAGGTGTATGGCAATGCAGTAGTGAAAGGGTATGCGCATATTAGAGGCAACGCAAAAATTTCACAAACATCTGATTACATAGTTTTCCAAAACAACTTTTCATCGGGAAGATATTTCACTTGGACAAGGAGCGACAATATGTGGACGGTCGGTTGTTTCCATGGCACTGGCGAGGAACTGATTGAAAAGGCAAGAAAAGACAACGAAAAGAAAGCAAGGTGCTATGCTTTGTATGTAAAGCTCGTGAAAGACTTACAAGAGATTGAATGATGAAAAAACAACCGTGAACATGACAACAAAAGGAATAGAACGCACATGGACGGACGAGACGCGGGATCAATTCATCATGTCGTTTCCTGTCCGCAGCAACAAGGAAATAACCCTGATGTTTGGAATCAGCTTGTACCAGATGCAGAGGATCGCAAGGAAGTATGGCCTCAAAAAGGATGATGCATACCGCAGATCTTATTTGCGAGAAAACGCCAAGAGGGCATCAGAAGCCTTGCATCAGAGGCATAGGTATTTATGCACTAAGATGTCAGAAATCAAAAAGAGCCTTGTAAGAAGAGACAAACTGCGCAGGGCATACGGACTGTCTCCGCTGACTAAGTACAAGTATGCGGATCATAACGCAACAAGAAAAAAAACCGCACGTTACAGATTGCGCTCGTACGGTTACGTCATTGCAAAAGGAAGCAGCGAATGCTACATTACTGCTGAGACGAAGCGGAGGCCTAAGCTTGAAGAACAGTACATGCGTGAACTCGAGTTTGCATTCATGGTAAAGGAATGAATAATTGTAACATTAAAAAAACACAACCACATGACTACAAAAAAGTATTACATCGAACGCCCGAAAGTTAGGGTGCACAACAAGAAGACAGCAGCTCTTGCCGAGCTCTTGAAGCGATACGACAACGCCCTTATAGAGTTTGGCGAAGATGGAGGCATCACTCTGCAGACAATGCTCCGCTGGCTTAAGAACTACCTCATGAAAATAAACCAAAGTTACACAGGCAGGGATATCACTGTTCGTATGGATGATTTTAATGATCATGCTGGCTTCTCGTTTTACGACAACCCGAACTCTGGCGAGGCAATAGCGGTAATCACACTCAAACCAGTCAACAGGATCATTAATGACGAAGAGCAGCTGTAAAGGCTGCATAAGGAGAATTCCGCACAAGGAATGGGTATGAGGGAGGGCATAAATTGTATAAAACAACAAAGGCAATATTTTAAAAAAATGGCAAAACAGAAATACTTTGCGCACAAGGTCATGGCAGATGGGCATACCTTCGACAGCAAGACGGAACTCATGCGTTACTTGCAGCTTCGAGAAATGCAGAGACGAGGACTCATTGACAATCTGGAGCTGCAGAAGCAATTTGAACTGATTCCCAAGCAGACGGTCAAGGTTGAGAAGAAACTCAAAACGAAAGTCAAAATTGTAGAGAGGGTGGATGAGCGTGCCGTCCTGTATCACTGCGACTTTTTCTACCATGACAAACTGCAGAACCGATGGGTAGTGGAAGAAGTCAAGAGCAAGGCCACGGCTCAAGTGAGAGATTATCCGCTAAGGCGCAAGCTGGTGAAGCTGCTCATGCGCAAGATCAATACGGATATGGACTTGCAAGCAGAAAAGCATGAACCGTATGTGTTTAATGAGTATGTGGCAAAATAATTGTTTCGAGTTAATTGACAGTACGAACACGGAATAAACGAACAAAATTCGTAAATTTGTATAAACCTAAGACGTTAAGTTAAAAGATATGCAGATAATAATAATTGATTTGACGAGGATAAGGATAAATGAAGCTAATCCTCGAGAGATACGACAAGAGAAGTTTCGTAAGCTGGTGGATAGCTTGCTTGTGTTTCCAAAGATGCTATCGGTGCGCCCTATCGTACTTGATAACACCTTTAAGGCATTGGGTGGCAACCAGAGGGCGAGAGCCTTGCTGGAGATCGCGAAAATGGACATAGAGCGCATTGCAGACAGACTATGTCAGATTTCCGATTATACAGAAAAGACAGAGGGTGAGCGGAAGCACCTTTTAGAGTTTTGGGCAGATTGGATAGAGAGTCCAACAGCGCATGTCATCATGGCTGATGAGTTGACATCGGATGAAAGGAAACAATTCGTCATAAAGGATAATGTAAGCTACGGTGCATGGGATTATGACAGCCTTGCGAATAACTGGGACAGCGTCAAGTTGCAGAACTGGGGCATGGACGTATGGGATGACAGACCGCAGGCAAGCACAAATCAGAACGAGGAACAAGATGATGAGGACTACGCAGATGCCATGCCAGAAGAACTGCAGGGTGTGGACATGAAGCCAGACGAATTGCCAGATATCGCAGGGCGAGACGAACGGCCTAACGATTTCGTTACTATCAGCTATAACACAGAAGATATTGACAAACTTTTGAAGGTGCTCGGCATCAGGAGAGAGATGTGGACGAATAAGGTGTCTTATACGCTTGATGAAATTAAATACATGAGGGAGGGTTAAGAGATGAGACAAGGAGAATCAGAAAAGGTGCTGCTAGCGCAGCTTCGGGAAAATGACGAGAATCCACGTGTTATAACGGATGATAATCTTCAAAAGCTGATACGTTCAATTTTGATATTCCCGACAATGCTTGACATACGTAAGATAGTGCTAAATGCGGACAATGTTATAATAGGAGGCAATATGCGTTTTCGTGCGCTTTCGGCTATTCTGGCGATGTCGGATGAAGAACTGATTGAACAGATCAGCAGAGCAGCGCAGGGAAGACAAAAGACGGACGGAGAGATATTGGCGATAGAGGAACAGTGGAAGCAGTGGAGGTTGCAACCAGAGGTGGAAGTGATTCGCGCAGACTTTACCGATACTGAAATTCCGCAGTTTGTTATCAAGGACAATGTGAGCGCAGGAGAGTGGGATATGGATGCCCTGGAGTCGTTTGATAACGCAGACCTTGAAGAGTGGGGTGTGCAGACATGGGGCGGAATCAGTAGCTTTATGGATATGTCTAACGAGACCCAGAGCACGCCTGTATGCGCAGATAGGCAGAGAGTTATAATCATCTATCCAAGAGGACGTGAAAACGAGATAGAGCAGATATTAAGCAAGGAGTTAAAACATTCATACAGATTGGAGGAATGG